AGAAAGTGCGGCTGCAATGAAGCTTGGCTGTTTTGTGACCAGAGTCGTATTCTCTTATCTGCAGATCTGCGTAGAATACACCCACTGAATGAATTCGTGGAGCTCGTCATGCAGCAGATTCAAGTCAAAGCCCTCCCCCCGCCGGATGCCAAGACGCAGGAATTCGTCGAGCGCCGCCGGGCCGCGCACCAGGCCGGCACTGCTGGGATGGAAACGGACTGGCTCGTTCAGGCCGTGATCTTCGACTGGCGCCGCGATCGCCGCGCCCCGATGGAGCCCTCGAAGTCGGCCATGGAGCCGGGCTGGATGTTCCGCAGGCAGGCGGATTGAGCCAATGCAGATTGAAGTCGTAGGGCCTCCGGTCCCGGGCACTCTCGTACTGTACGACGTTTACCGATTTCTCGGGAATATGGGGCCCTTCGACTACTACCGTTGCATCTGCTGTGACTCGGAGTATCCCGCTATCCGATACGAATCCGAATCTGTGTTGATTCCATTACGGCTATTCCAAGATCCACGACCGGTACAGTTTGAGTTACGAGCAATGGCCGACATTCGATGCAATGGCCATCGAATCGCGCTTTGCCCGTGGTGCCGCGTCGATTCCAAACCATGGACCGCAGGGCGAGGCGCATGAACCGTCAAAATATTGACACTCCGGCGGCGCACCAGCCGACCGTCACTCGGCAACAGTTGCTCGACGCCGTCAATGAATTGACGCCGGAGGAGATACGCGCAGAGCGGACGCGCCGCATGAATCTGGCGCTTCAGCACATCGAGGCCGCGCAAAACCATATGGCCAGCGCCTGCGCCGAGCTGTCAACGTTGGTCGGTGCCATTCCGGTCTGGAAGGCGAGCAGTTCGCTAACCGACAAGATCAAAGCCTTCTGGTACCGGGTCGACACTCTGCGGTTTTCCGGGAAGTGCAAGCTCGACCAGATGCACATCGAAGTACTCGCCCGCCAGAAGGCGGGATTGCCCCGGTTCTGAGATAACAACAATGTCAATCATCAAGGGCAACGGGTATGAAATTCGGCAGTCGAAAGCCGGTGGTTCTCGATGGGAGACGTTGACTCTCTTTCCGAAGAGAGCGCTTCCAGAACAGTCGCAGCAGGCATTTTGTCGAGAGCTGCGATTGCGAAGAGTCATCCGCCGACATGATGGTCATGTTGAATACAGCGTTTCGCTGTTTGCCAGCAATGGCACTGACCTGATTGCTTCGGCACTGGCCGAGAGCATCGAGAAGATCCGCATAGAAAGGTGCGTCTACAGTAACGGATACGCTCTTTGGCTAGATCGCGCGTCTTTCGATATTTCCATTAAAGAGCAGGTCATCGTTTCGAGTTGGCTGTTCCCCGGTCCGCCGCTGCCCGAATGCTGGTCTACCCTCAACGGGATATCCAGACCCAACAGCGAGCGCACGCTGCAAGATTTCGCGCGGGAGAAATTCGCGCGCCATACAGGAGTCCACGCATGAAGTCCGGTTTCACCAAAGCTCGCGCAGTGCTCATCCTCGCCGCAGCTCTCCTGCCCATCGGGGCGCAAGCGCGTGTCATCGCCGAGTTCCACGGCAACGATGCCATCGTTGGGCTGAGCGATACGACGGGGCCCGCCTGCGGCATTCAGGGATCCGGCTGGCGCAATGCCTACTTTCTGCAGTATGGCCGTAGCCCGATCATCCGCGGTTGCTGGCGCCATCGGACCGCCAAGGAAACGCTGCTCAGGCCCACCGCGCTGGTCATCTGCCCGATGACGAAGGATGGGAAGCTCGAAGCCTGCACCTTCGCGCTCGCCGAGGACTTCGTCGACCGCGACTCGCTGCCGCAGCCTGCGAAGCTGCCCTGATATGTACGAGTTGGTTCTGTATTTGTGCCTGTGGCAGCTACCGACCGAGAGCACGCATCCTGTTTGGGTTCACTTCCCCATATGGCTTCGTCATGGTGTCTCGACTCACATCCTCTATTGCCGCAGCGATTCCCAAGACGAGCATATCCATACAGGGGATTGGCTGCGCACCGCAGACGAGTGCAGCGAAGAGGCTGCAAAGCGAACCTCGGCATTGGCGCGTCAACCATCATGGCGCGACGTTCCTTACTCATACGATTGTCATTTCGATGCCTCAAAGATGCCACACGATGGTTGAGAACGAAGTCGGGACGATCTATCTGGTGCACTTCAAGCGCCCGTTTCATCATGCCCGCCATTACGTCGGATGGACTGGCGGCACACTCGCCGAGCGCTTCGAGCGCCATCGCAGTCTTGCGCCACTGCGGCGCGGTTCCGCGCTCCTGCGGGCTGTCTTCGCTGCCGGAATTCCCTTCAAAGTAGTGCGGACCTGGTCTGGCTCGCGCGAGCGCGAACGCCAGATCAAGAATGGTCGGCACACGCCGCGCTATTGCCCGGTCTGCTGTGGTCGCGTCCGCTACGATTCGGTCCGCTGTATGACTGAGACGCATACATGAGCGAGTCGAATACGACGCCAGCGGCGGCCCCGACCCCGGGGCAAACGTGGTGGCTGACTGCCACTCGCAGGCAGAAGGTGCGGCTGATGCGCGAAATGGGCTTCGGTGACTATCGCGTATACGCCGGCTATCGCTGGGAGGATTTCACTCCCCACTCTCGCGCGGAAATTGACTACATCATCGGTGCGCGCAAGTCGCGGAAATCGCGGACATGATTGCACTGGCCAAACTACTATTCGGGATAGCGATCCTGTGCGCGCTGATCTGGGCTGCAACCATATTTATTCCGTCCCGTCCGCCCCGGCGGCGAAAGCAATGACGACGCTCATCATCGTCATGAAGTCGGGCGGTCGCGTGGTCGGTCGCTGCGATGCAAATTGCTACGATGCCCGCACACCTGAATGCGACTGTATTTGCGGCGGCAAGAATCACGGGGTGGGGTTCGGCAAGGCACTCGAACAAGTCAGCCAGTACACACAAGAAAGGCTCAAGCAACTAGCCGAGCAAGGGGCCTCGGTGACTGATGACGCTATCTTCAACATCAAACAGGGGAAGTTGTTTTGATCCGAATCTCTGATCAGGATCTGGGGCGCTACGCGGATGCCATAAAACTGTCACGGCCGCCCTGGAAGGCATACTCTTTGGCCCACCGATGGGCGATTGCGGCCAACGGTGGGCCGCCGCCCGAGGGTATCGACCCAGCCTTCCGCATGCCTCTGGTCGGAGGCCCGCTGATCGCCGACAGCATCAAATTCCAGGTTCAGGCCGATGCGATCGCCGCGCTCCCAGAGCTGCTCGAGGAACTCACGCACATGCGCGCATGGGCGCGCCGGACGGTGGGCTTCATCAAAGATCCCCAGTCACAGACAGAACTGTTCGAGGTACTTACCGATGCCTCCCGACTCGGAATTGAGTAAGTCGATGCAGGTCGACTTCGACGCGATCGACCTGATTCCCTTCGCGGTTCAGACCCGGCTTCGGGCGCATCTATCTGCCGCAGTGCTGATGCAGCGCTTCCGTTGCGGTACCGGCCGAGCCTTGATCATCGATCACGATCCCAACTACCGCGCGCCGACTGGGGTATACACCTTGGACCGCGCCGACACGCCATCAGACGCGCCACCACCGGCCCCATAGCCACAGGTACATCGGCACACGAACTCGCGGGATGCGTGCCAGCCTCGAGCCGATCGCCATAACGGTTCGACGTACCCGCCGACACGCGCCGCAGAACTCGTTGCCCGGCTTTTTCCGCCCACCACACGCGCAGACCTGTGACTTCACCGACCCGGCTGCAGGCACAGGCCATTGCGCCCGATAGCAGGCCCAGCAGCGCTGACTGGTCTCGCATTTGAGTTGACCGCATGCGCAACGGGAGTACCAGTGCTGACTTCCAGGGGCCCGGATCTGGCCGCGATGGCGGCGAGCGATTCGGTTCGACTGGGGAGGTGGCGCCGGATTCTCGGTTGCGTGAGTGATTAAGGAGCGGAACACGCTCCCCACTGTGCCGTCACGCTGCAGCAGCAGAGAGTGCGGCTCGGCGCGGCTGGATAGTGCTTGGACAGGCACGTCCGCGCCGAGGGGCACCCGGTAGCTGAGCCTTGCGTTTCCCCGCAATCACTGCCCTTTCGAGCGGCTCCCGCCCAGCATACCTCGATGCTGCACAGAACTCCGGTGGCTTCCGTGCGCAGCTTGTGAGCGGCTCGAGCACACGCGGCCACCCAATCAAATCCCAATTGACTTCCAACTGGCTTACATAGACTGATTCCAATACTGGACTGATTCTAATTTTGGACTGGTCTAAATTTGGACTGGTCTAAATGCGAAGAAACCTTAAGAGGTACTTCGAAACCGCACTGGTTTCCCTTTTAGTGCCGTCAACTATTTTTACGTAGTCTGTTGATTTTATTAGGTAACCGTTTCGAGGTACCTCTACTACTACTACCTAGAAACCAAGAATAGATATTATATAGAGGGGGTCAAATGTGAGGCCCTCGTAATTTATTGTTTGTTGTGTAATGAGCTGAAACAAACAAACAAACAATGAATGCCGGGGAGGTTCTTTAGGGGGTATGTATACCGAAAAACGGTTTCTTGGTTTCCTAGCCGTTTTTCTGATGTGAATCAAAGGGTTTAGTGGTTACCTGTCAGTGGTTACCCCGGTTACCTTAGATAAATCAGTCACTTGCTAGTGTTGAATTGTGTTTGTTTGAGGGCCTCTGGTTACCGTAGAAATATCAGAGGGATACCGCGCAGCACACCAACACGGCCGGGGAAGTGCCGTTTGAGGCCCGATTCAAGGGGGGAATGGGGAGTGATATAAGGGGGATATAGGCACCGGTTGCCACGCGCGCCGGTACGTGTGTCCTGAGTAGCGGCCCTTCCTGGCTCTCATGCGCGCGTGATCGGTGCCTATACCCTCTAATGACGCTGGAACCCTGCCTTTTGGGTATGATTGTTTAATAATTTTTCGCAGGGGGTTTCAGCAATGGGTCGCACCCTACGTGGAGCACAGCCGCGCCGCTCGATCACGGTCTCGGTAGAGGAGAGCGTTGCCACCGCCCTGAAAGAGATAGGCGTCGAAAGTCTTTCGGCCGGACTCGAGCTGCTGGTGAAGCGTGAAATGGCTCGCGATCCAGAGGGGCCGTTTGCCGCCGTCGCCAAGCTGCGCGCCTTGCGGCACGCCGAGCTCGAAGAGGCCCGCCGCGCGATCGCGACCGCCGCCGCCGAGAAGGAACAGCGCAAGGCCGAGCGCAAAGCGGGTCGCAAGCTCTCGCAGGCCGAGAAGAACCTGCAGGATGCCGTGGCCCATTACATGGGGATCAACGATCAACGGATCGCCCGGGGTGAGCCGCTGTATGACATGAGTCACATGTCCGCCCGTCCTGAGTTTGTGAAGGCGGTCTATGCCGCCGCGACCGCGAAATACGGGTGGTCGCATGGCCCCCGGCCCGGGGACTTGGGACCGAATGACCAGCCGCCTTCGCGTATAGACGATACAGACGCTGGAAAGGCTCAATCGGGGACAGAAGCACCGCCGCAGACAGGACCCGGGAGTGAGTCACCAGGTGAGGAGCGCGCCGCCGCCCATGGGCCACCGCAGACCGGCGTGGAGTCCGTCCCGACAGCCCACCATGACGGCGCGCCGCCGGATGATAGAACAACGCAGTCACTGACATCCGCTCCCGAATCTGATACGGGCCAGCCCGGGGAACCGGTGGATACCGAATATCAGATCGTCGATGAGACTCACTATTTCCCTGCCCATACAGTAGAGGCGAGCGAATCCGTCAATTCGGGTAGCTCGGACGAAAAAATTTCGCCCACCGTGCTCGATGAGTTGACCTTCAACGTCGCGCAAACATGGCCGACCGAGACCGAATGGGGGGGTGAAGTTCAGCCCGATCCCCCGTCTACACAGGGGCCAGACCCGGGCCAGCCCCGGGAGGAACAGGCCGCAGCCGACCATGGGCAGGTTGGGCAAGATGCCCATGGGCAAGACCTGCCCACTGTTCAAACATCCAGTGACGCGGCTGAATCCGGCCAGCCTCGGCCCGATCCGGCTGGTTCTGGAATCACCGAGGACACGAAGAACAGCATCGAGGAACCGACATTTTGAGCACCATCGGCCAATACTCGCGCTCGGTCGGGCGCGGTCGGCGTCGTCATGGCGCCGTTCGTAAGCGTAGCTATACCGTGACTCTGGACCCGATGGCTGCGGCAAACCTGCGCTCCATGGGACGGAACAACCTGTCCGCCGGGATAGAACTCGCCGAGAAGCTGACGCGCGGCATGCCGGAGCATCGCCTTCAGGTCCTGCCCACCGTCTCGCCGAATTGGCTCGCCTTCGAAGTGATCGATGCGCCTGCGGATACGGTCTGCCCTGGAATCGGGGAGAACCTAGATCCCTTCCGCACCGCCCTTCCCGATCGCGTGTGAGCAAGGAATCGCATGTCGGGATTGCGCAGTCCCAGCGAGCCCCCTCGCATGACAGCCTCGCCCTCACGCTCGAGGAGACGCGGCGCAACGTGCATGCGTCGACCCTGCCGCGTCGGCGCGCCCTCTGGCGGTATTGCACCATCGCCTATCGGGATTGGTTGGGCATCCAGCTTGTCGAGGATGCCCCGATCATCAAGGTTGAACCGCTGACCAAATTGGAGCTCGTCGAGCTGCTCCAACTGGCCGATGAAGTGCCGACTGTCGTCCGGGATCTGCTGAGGCTTCGCAAAGAGGCGCGCATCAGCCAGCGCAAGATCACCTTGCGCAAACAGGAGTGGGCTGCACCGCGAGTGGCCATGCTCGTCGAGCTGCACCAGCTTGCCCTCTTCGCGGCCGGCGCCGAATACGCCAAAGCGCAGAAGGCGTACGAGAAGGCCCTGAAGGACACGCGCCGAGGCAACTACGAAGCCAGTTGTCTCCACCGGGCCAAGATGATCACCGCGTGCGAACGGCAAATTGCTACTCTTCAGGCCCAGCTACACGCTTTAACTGCGCGGTCGTGATGCGACACTCGCCCGCGTTGGCCATGCGTGGAAGCCAGGGAGCAATACGGAGTGCCGGTGAATGACCTGGAGTTCTGGAAGTCCGCTGCGGGTTATACGGGGTGGGCCTTGACCGGGATACTTGGATTCCTGGGACGCAGGTTGTTGCTACAACAACAAGAGTTCCGGGATGAGATAAAAACCATTCAGAAGCAAGTGTCAGATCTGAAAGGATCAGTCGTCACACGCGACGAGTTCACTAAGACCAATGACACCAATACCGCCATCCGCGAGAAGAACCACAACGACAACACGGATAACTTCCAACGGCTCGATGAGCGCATCACCGCCGCCGGAGACCGGCATAACGAGCATGCGATCGCCATCGAGCGCCGCTTGGGCGAGGTTCTTGCCCGAATAGAGCAATTGCGGCCCCCGCAGCGACGACAGGAGGGACCTGAACGCCGCTCGGGCTATTAACCTTGATCATAGAGAGGCAACACGCGGCGGCCATGTCAGCAACGGATGATAAGAATTTCGAAATGCCGGTTTACCGGCACCGCCGTAGCATCGAAATCATGATCGAGACGCTCAAAACCGCCGTGATCAATCTGCATCGTGATGCGGCCACGTTGAGCGGCCGGGCTGCGCGAGAGCTGCGCGAAATCGCCGACGACATGGACGGCTACGCTGAAAGTCTGAAAGAACGACTCAAGAAAACCTCGGGATACTGAAGCCATGTTTCGTAAGGACCATTGCCCCAACGACTCCCAGAACGTGGATGCGCCTGGTGGCAGTAACAACAAGAACAATATCAATATCAACTTGGGCGGCACCACGCTGCTGCTGCTGATTGCTTCGGGGATCATGCTCGGTCTGGATATCGCCGAGCGCTCTAGCCAGGAGCGGCGCGCCGCCGCAGAGGCTACGGCCGTCCAGACTGCGATCGCGAAACAGACCGCAGATCTGCAACGCTCGTGGCAGATCAATACCGAGCAGCTCCAGCGAGACTGGTTCCTGAACACGAGTCAGTTGCAACGGGACTGGCAGTCTCAGACCACTCTGCAGGTCAAGAAGATGGACGATCTGCAGCGCCAGTACCGGATGGCTGAACTCAAACTCGATGACACAACCGTTGTCCTTCACCGCGCCGGGCTGCAGCTCCCGGGGGACTACACGCGCGGCCCACAGGGAAATATGGACGCCGAGTCATTCAAATTCGGATCCTCGGCCGTCTGGCCGTGCAACGAAGACTCTTCGATCTTGTGTACAACAATCATCAGCGGAGGAATCCCATGGGAGCAGGCGGAATCATCAATCAACGAGCCGAAATGAAGTCGGCCATCGGCCCGGGCACGGAGAATTTTTCCCGGCTGAATGCGGGGCAGCAGATGGCCGTCACTGACATCTGCGCGAAGGATCTGAGTTGCTGGAGCAACATGGAAACGGCCTTCATTGCTTCGATGTTCACGATGGCGGTACTGAATGCCATCCTGACCACGCCGGGTGGATGAAGACTCCCGAACTGGCTCAGATACTACAGGCGGCGGCAGCGGTAGTTGCTGCTGTCGCCGCCGTGGGAAGCTGGGTATCGAATTGCGTATTGGGTAAAAGAAACAGCCGAAAAATAGACGCAGTTCACGAATCGGTGCGTCGCCGATAGCCTGATCGTGACAGTACCCTCATCCGGTCGTCTCTGGCTGGATGATCCCAAACATGAACCACGTAAGTGAATCCTTCGACTGGTCGTATATGTCGGTTTTCGGTGCCGTGCTGGGGTACCTGCTGCACCTGATGCTGTCGTGGAAGGAATGGGCCAAGATCAGCAAGCAGACGGATCTGACGTTCTGGTGCTTCATTCGCAACGATCCGGCTACCCAGATCGCGGGTGCTATTCTGGTAGTTTTCGTCTACTGCTCGTTGACTGCCCTAAGTCAGCTCGATTGGATGCAGCAGGCACTGGGCTTTGTGCCGAAGGTAAACTTCTTCAGCGCATTCATGACCGCCTTTACCAGCCAAGGTGTCGGCGTGAAGCTCGCCAACATCGCGCGCAAGTTCAATACCGATTAGGCAATCAGATTCCGTCCCGCATTGAGCCGGGTGAGTGTATCGGCAGCCTTTTCTGATAGCTTGTAATAGCTGGGGGCTTGGGCGAACCGCGTGCACTCACTCAGGCGCGCGTTGGTGATGAACATGCCGTTATTGCTGACTCCAAAGGCGTGCACTTCATTGCCATCGATATCGAGTGCTACTTCGAACTCCAGCCGGAAATCAAACAGCATCGCCAGATCCCACGCTTGTTGAGCGATTCGGCGAAAGGTAGCCGAGTCGAAAGGGACCTTGTCGTAAGGCACGCCTGTCACGCCGGACCACGCCGCGATCATGACGCGGTCGACATCTATGTAAGCGCGTGCGTGACAGGTATCAAAGATCCGGCGGTCCTTGCGATTCACCTTGGCAATTCTGATTGCCATTTCGTCCCCGGTTCCGAGTGAATCCAACCATGCGGGCATGGCATTTGCCTTAAGCGCTTGTTTCAGCCGCCAGAGAAAGTCGGCCGTCAATCTCCCCACATCGGGACGAGCCCAGCCGTTAAGACGGTCTCTATCTTTGAGCGCTTTGCCGTATGCGGCCAGCATCAAACCACGAATAGCCCATGTCGTCATGATTACACGCTTCCTGTTAGTGACGAGTGGCCAGCGCTTCAGCAAGAGCGGTTTCCCACTCCTCGCGGTTGGCGTCGGTTTCCGGTCCGGCGGGAACCGTGATGCCTCGCGCTTTCAGCTCGGCCTCGTAGATCGGCGCAAGGGCGTCGTGGTTTTCGATGAAGGACTGTCTGTAGCCTTCATACAGTTCCGGTGCGTAGGCCACGTTGTTGCGCAGGGCCCGCAGGTTCCAAAGTAACAGGTGCGTGTGCACCTTCTGGGCCTTCTTCGCTGCTGTCTTCGCCTTGCGTTCGTTGGACATCTGCATGCGCTCCTGTAGTGCTCGGGAGCCATTCTACGCAAATTTGCGTAGTCATCAAGCGATCTGCAGATTTATGTGACCTGCGTCAAATCAGCCCTTCGCATCGTCCGATGGCAAGCCCGATCTGGTAGGGGATGTGGGGGAGGATCCCATTCCCCAGAGCCTTGAGCAGCGCTCGATTGCGACGCAGCCCCACTCGGACGGCAATCCCATGAGGCAGGCTACCCACTGGGCCGAGAGGCGGAGCCGTGACGTCGAAGACGCGCGGTGGCTCCCAGTCGTGCTGGGGTTCTCCTCGGCGGGCGGGCCATCGGTTTGGGAGACGGCTATTTGCTGGCTGAGATTCGCCCCCTGCGTCGAATGGATGTCCAAAGAGGGGCGGCGGCCGTCGTGAGCCGTGGGAGAAGCCCAATTCTGGGTCATGTCGCTGAATACCTGCCTTGGGAGCTGGTCGCAGCGATCGCGGCCGTCCGCCGCCGTCATCGCCATCCCGCTGGAGTCCTTCCAATCGCGCGAGGTGGGCGTCGTCCAGTCCCCGCTGCGGACCGTCGCATCCGTCAGACTGGTCCCCATGTGCGCCTTGGAACCCGGGAGATTCCGATTGCCCGACGCCTTCGCATCGCCTGCGGTCGGCGTTGGCCAGATGGCCGGATCGGATTGGCTCACCATCTGCTGTAAGCCCGGTGAGTTGCGCTTGCCCCCGTTGCCCTTCGCCCTGCCATCCGCCGCCTTGGGCGTTGGCCATCCCTTCGCCATGGTGGCCAAGCTCGGGCGCCCCTTCGTCGCGTACTCCGTCCGTCCGTCGCCCGGGCAACCGTTGTTCGAGGAACCGTACTCCGAGGCGGTCGGCGTTGGCCAGTCGAGCGATGATCCAAACACGTTCTCGTCGGTGGGGCGCTCCACAGTCATCAGCACCCATAGAGACCGGGAGTCTTTCGTAGCCCGCCTGTTCCAAGCTTTCGTCGATCCACTCAAGTCCGTGAGGCTCGACTGTAACGATTCCAGTAGGGTTCTCTGCCACGATCCAGCGGGGTAACGCTTCGCTGGCCAGTCGAAGAAAGTCGGGCCATAACCAACGGTCATCCGCGCTGCCTTTGCGGAGGCCGGCGACGCTGGCGGGCTGGCAGGGGACTCCTCCGACCAGAACGTCAACTGGTCCGATGTCTTTTGCACTCAGACTCCTCAAGTCGTGATAGATCGGCACGCCGGGCCACTGCTGCTCGAGCCACTCACAGCAGTAAGGCTCGATTTCGCAGAACGAAGTGGTCTCGAACAGGCCCGTACATTCGAGCCCGAACGAAAAGTTGCCGAGTCCGCTACAGACGTCAGCAACGCGCAATTTCTGTGGGCGATCGCAAGCCATCACAGAAACATGACTATGTTCTTCAAGGTCCAATGCTCGCGCAGTGAGATTGCACGCACTTCACATCGGACCGTGCAGGGAACTCTGCCCTTCAGCAGTTTCCTAGTCGCGCGAACCCGAAAGAACGGCACGCGCACGATCAAGTCACCTGGGTCGCGCTCCCGAATGCTGCCGCGATCAGTGACTTCAGACACTGCGCAACGCAGATCCGCCAACGTGCGCGCCGTCGTGTCTCGCGGCATCGCCCGCGGCATTGGTCTTACGCGCTGATCGGTTCTTGACGGATGATTTTGCATACATCCTCCTCGTTGATTTTGATATTGCCCTCTTCCTCCATTTGAACCACCACGCTGAGTAACACGCTTCGCGTGATGTTGGCGCGAGTAACCCTGTCAACAACACGCACAGGAATTCCGTTCTTGACCCTGATTTCCACATCTTTCAGGGTAATGTATTGGCTTAGCGCCGGGTCATACAGTCGACGGTTGGGGTATTTGATCAGATCAGTGCTGCCGCTTTTTTTTGCCACGTAAATGTTCCTCCCGGAACGTTGTGTCAGACGACGATCGTTGCCCGCTTCGCTGCTCGCGTGATTCCGGTATATAGGTGCCGCTGCCAGTTATCGCGAAAGACAATGGACTCATCAAATAGCATCACGTGATCCCATTGTGACCCCTGAGACTTGTGCACGGTAAGCGCGTAGCCGTAATCGAACGCATCGAGCTGGCGTTTCTCATACCATTTGAGCGATTCTTCAGTGCCGTGGAACCACTCCACCGGCACGCTGACGTCGATCAGGCCGAGGGCGCCTCCATCGGTGGAGCGCACCTTCATGTCGATGATGCGTCCGCCCGCGCGAGCCTCCTCGGCAAGCCATAGGCCGCCGTTGTAGAGCTGTCTCTTGCGGTCGTTCTTCAGGCAGACCAATCGGTCGCCCGTTACAGGATGGTCATCCTCGAAGCCGAAATGCGTACGGAATCTCTGATTCAGCCCTCGGCGTGTATTGTTCATGCCACATAGGACCTGGTCGGCGGCTAGCACTTCGCCCGGCTCCAGTTGCTTGCGGCGGATGACCTTGGTCTCCCCATCCTCTCCGCCGTCATAGGTTCCGAGCTCTAACCGCTGACCCTCGCGAACCTGCATCGAGAGTCGAATGATTGGATTGTCGAGCGCCTGTCGACGGATATCCGTCAACATGAAGTCTGGCTCGTGCTCGGTGAAGTAGCCTCCGCCCTTCACCGGGGGGAGCTGTGCGGGGTCGCCGAGCACCAGCACGCGCGTTCCAAAGCTCAGCAGATCCGTGGCCAGATCTTCATCGACCATAGAACACTCATCGATGATTACCAGTCGGGCATGCCTGACTAGGCTCTCCTCGTTGAGCACGAATCGAGGCTTGCCGGTGATCGGATCGTCTTCCGGCTTGTAAATCAGCCCATGGATCGTGCTGGCGTTATGACAGCCTTTCGATCGCAACACGAGCGCCGCCTTCCCTGTGTAAGCGCAGAACTGCACGCGGCCCGCGACCATCTGCGCGATTTCCTTGGCCATGGTGGTTTTGCCACATCCGGCGTAACCGAACAGACGAAAGATCTGAGGCGCGCGAGCCGCGCCAAGCCACTGCTGAACTTTCAGCAGTCCTTCACTTTGTTGTTCTCCCCATTCCATTACGTTCGCCCGCGATAAACCACTTTTTGAGACTCCTCCCACTTCAACAAATCAGCCAGCGGATACAGCACCGCGCGCCCCATCCGCACGAAGGGCGGACCGCGTTTGAGATATCGCCAGTTGCGCAATGTCCCCACCGCGATTCGCTCCTCGTAGCGTTTGCTCACGGCCTCCGGCGTTAGATACGCCTCATCAGGCGATGCCGCCGGGACCGTGCTTTTCTTCCGAGCCATCAGAACACAGGATCAGGAGCCAACGTCGCTTTGCTGGCGGTAGTCGCAGGCGCTGGCTTACGTTCGGCGGGAGCGGTCGGCAGCTCCTGCTGTTTCGGCTCCTCGCGCTTCGGCGGCGGGGCGTCCTTCGGCGCGCGATCGGCGGCCGACTGTGTATTGACGGTGGTCGGCGCTTCCTCACGTTTCGGCGAACCGGTCCCCTGCGTCGCGCTGTTGGTCAGCGCTCGAGCGGTGATGGAGGAGGCCGCCGCCGCATCTTCCCCGTCCACGCGATCGCTTTGCGTGGATGGTTCGCCGCCCTCGGCGCGTTGGGCATCCTCGGCCTCTTTCTTCAGCGCATCATAGGACTTGGCCGACTCCACCAACGTGCCATGGAATGCCTCGCCCAGCGCTTCCCGAACGGCCTCGGGAGTCTTGGCCCAGCAGGACTCGATATGCGCTACCCCGACCTCGGTATTCGAGAGCAGGCGGTTGCGGAAACGCTCCACGGTCGGATCCAGCTTGATCGCGCCATCGTTCCAGTCGCGCAGCGCCTTGCCATCATCCGACGTCAGATAGCCTTCCCTGCGCCCGAGGATATTGATCAGGTTCGCTGGGACTTTCAGGATGGATTGCCGTTTGCCCTGCTCGTACAGCATGAGGCTGGAAGTCATTTCAAACATGAAGTTCTTTTCCTGAACCGGCTGCAGGCCCAGATCGACGAACTCCAGCTTGTTGTTGTTGCCCGTGTTCTTTTCCAGCTTGACCTTTTCACGGGCCCGGACGCACACGATGATGTGCATGTCGCACTGAAGCATCGTATTGACGAAACGCTTGTGCTCGTTTTTCGCCCGGTTCCAATTGGGCACCTTGGGATTGCCAGCTTCGGCAATCTCCACGCACCCACCGATGCCCTCCCACTCGTGGGTCACGCTATCGATGATCAGCACTTCGACGCCGGCGGCCTCGAATTCCTTGATGGCGTCGATATAACGCTGAGGCGTAAAGGGCGGCTGCAGATCGCCAATCCAGAACCGTTCCTTCGTGGGCCGCGTGGACTGTTCGAGACAGTCATCATAGAGAGAGCCGCGACGGTTCTCAGTGTCGAGCATGCCGAGCTTGGAGGCATCGTAATTGGCCAGCCCATACCCAAGCTGCAGGGCTGTGTAGGTCTTGCCGTCGCCGCTGACAGAGGCAAGCCCAATGACTAGGCGCGCGTTGGCGCGTTGGGCCCTGCGAATTTGAATGATTCCCATGTGAAAACCTCAAAGTTAGAAGGGGTCGTCTGTTTTGATGTCGAATGCGCCGCCAGTGACGCGGCTGACTACGAATTGTAGGCCGCTCTCCGAGCATTTCTGCCGGAAAATCTCGAACTGGTGAGGATCCATAGCCTCGATGCCGTCGACGCAGACAATGCCCAGCTCTCCGGCACGGAGCTTCGCGATTTCCACAGCGATATCGACGCGCTGTTGAGTATTCAGGCGATCGAATACGACGTTGTTCTTGTAGATCTGCCCGTTGCGAACTTCGACGTTCTGGACCGGAAGCTTCCTGAGCACGTCCGACTTGTATTGCTTGATGGCCTCAAGGGCGCGGGTCTGCTGTTCAGTGTCCTGCCGCAACTGCTTGAGTTCCTGTTCCATCGTTTCGATGTTCTCAAGCGTCAACTTGCGTTTGACCGCAGCCTCTCGGTTGTTGCGCAGGATCGTCAGTTGAGCATCGATCGGCTCCCGGCTGGCGCGATGCTGCTCGCTGATTTCCTCGCGCTTGGCGGTCGCCCGGGCGCTCACGTTGGTGACGCGCATGCGCAGCGCGGCGATCGCGTCAACCTTTTGCGATCGCAGGGATTCGATTTCCCGCTGAAGCGTCAAGATCCGCTGATCGAAGTCGGCACTGTCAGTGGCAATCTGAGCCTCGATAGCCTTTGAGAACTCGGAGAGCTTCTGGTGGACCGCATCTAAGTCCGAATTTTTCTGCGCATCGAGTTCGCGCAGCCGTGCTTCGAGTTCCTCTTCGCCGCCCACGACGCCGGCGGGCGCATCCGGCATTGCCTGCCGAAGCTGACGAATGGTCTTTTCCTTCTCGTCGATAGCGCGGTTTGTGTCGGTCCGGTCATCGAAGACAGTGTCATGCACGTACTCAATAACGTGGTAAGCGTGCAGATTCGGGTCGGGAATCTTCACGCCGCTGATCTGCTCCAGATAGGGCGCATCCACCTTGAGGGGTACGGACTGCAGGAACAACGTGACGCGATCTTCCGGCTTGGCGGTCAGAAACTGGACGGGATTGTTGCTCCACTGATCGACCAGCGACTTGATGAGTTCCATCGGGCGAGGCAACGCGCGATTATCGCGTTTGACCACCGTATCGCTAGTGTGCGGGCGGACAGTCTTCTTGATTTCCGCTCCGTCATCCAGCTCGAGCACCACTTCGCCCTGCTTGGCGCCATCGCGCAGCAGAGTGGCGTCATGCCCGCCCTTGAACACGGACTTGATGGCTTCGAGAACAGTCGTTTTCCCGGCTCCATTGGGGCCGACAATCTCCGTGAATCCCTTTCCGGGGGCAAATTCCAGCTCCTCGATGCCGAGGATGTTTTTGATCCTAACGCGAGCGATTTTCATGTTGCTGCATCCAAATGTTTGATTCGGTTATCAGCGGCGGGCCCAAGGCTTCATCACCAATGGGCGCACTTCGCTGCCGTAGTCTTCCCAAGTGCCGAGTTTTCGTTGTCGCGCAATCTCCATCAGGTAGCGCCGACACGTATCGCGGGCGCGGATGATGTCATGCTTTTGAGCGTAGTAGATGCCCACCGCATAAGGCTCCTCCTTCTCTATCACGATCCAGACCCAATGCCGAGGAGGCGTGCCGGTCACCGCGCGAACAATGTCGAAGTACCACGGCACCGCCAAGTCATACATGTAGTTGGTCGCGTCCTTCGAGAACGTATCTGGATGGGCATCCGTGGTTGACTTGATATCCACGATCAGATCACCGGCATCATGTAGATAGTCCGGTCTACATTTGACCAGCTCGCCGGTCTCGGCCTCTTTCGTGAAGAAGGAATGCTCAGCCTTGCCGCCTTTCAACAGGCCGCGAGCAATTTTGTGGGCATAGACCGAGTCTCGAATTCGCACGCACCACTCATACTCAAGCGCCGACAGCTCGATGCGATTACCCTTGGTTCGGAGGAACTCCGCATAGACCGCCTTCCCCTCCGTGGTGCGCTTGTCACAAACGGGCTTTGCCGCGAAGTTAGAGGCGAATAGATCCGGCTGCAGGATGGCGCTATGGATCGCGTCACCGACCCGCAGAGCATCCGTTTTGTGCGCGGGGCCGCGCTTGGGATTGATGTACTGTTGCCAGTAGTGACGCGGCGAACCGTTAGCGATCACGTCCAAATGGGTTTTGCTCACGCCTGGTGCAGCGTGATAGGCGTCGTTCGACAGCTCTCCAGCCTCGAAACGACCGAGCCAAAGGCGATCAGTCATCGCTTCCCCTTCGTGATGTAACGTGATGTATCGTGATGATAATCGCTTGTCTCGTAAATGAGCAAGCCCTATGTTACGCTCCGGCTTTGTCGAGACCTGAGACTCTATGCGCCATGCCAAAAGAGGCAGTTAAACCCAATAGTTTTGCTGAAGTTTTTCGAGAGCGGATCAATGAGATAGAGCGCCGCGCGCTGAAAGCTGGAACGAGTCTAACCGCCACCTGTAAGGGTGTCGGCGTGTCCCGCGCGACGCCGGACCGGTGGCGCCGCAAGATCCCGCGCACCGTCGCCATCATTGACGAAATGGAGGCTTGGGTCTCTCGCATAGAAAAGAAGAGACAGCACAAGCAGCCCGATCTGATCGACGCCGCCATCTAAAGGCGCTGAGGCAATGGGGGGGGAAATTCGGTTACGGCCGTATCAAAGCCGTTCAGCCGAAGATATTCGCGCTGCCTTCCTTCAGGGCATTCGCTCAGTGATGTTGGTCAGCCCGACCAGCAGCGGCAAGACCGTAACCTTCAGTTACATCGCCAAGGGCGCCGCAGCCCGTGGCAATAGGACTCTCATCCTCGCGCATCGTGACCTGCTGATAAAACAGGCCAGCGGAAAGCTCTCAGAGTACGGAGTGAGTCACGGCATCGAAATGGCGGACTACACGCGCACGCCACACGCCATGATTCAGGTCGGCAGTGTACAGACGATGCGCAGCCGTATTGATCGAATCAACTTCGATTTTCAGCTCATCATCGTCGATGAAGCGCATCTGAGCGCGGCCCGGTCATATCTGAAAATCATAGACCGATTCCCCGAAGCCCGAATTCTTGGAGTCACGGGCACGCCATGCCGATTGGATGGCCGCGGACTGGGTACGACCGCTGGCGGGCGCTTTGACCACATGGTGGAGAGCATTACCACGCGCGAGCTCATCGACGACGGCTACGCGGTGCAGCCCGTGGTGTATGCCCCGCTCGAGCGGCTCAATCTGAGCAAGGTGCCGAAGAAAGGCGGCGATTACGACAAGCCAGCCCTCTCGGCGGTGATGAACACGCGAGTCATCACCGGGAATGCGATCGACCATTATCGCGAGCACGCCATGCACGTACCGGCCGCCACCTGGTGCGTAGACGTCGAGCATGCGCGCCAGACCTGTGCCGAGTTCAACGCCGCAGGGATCAAGTCCGTCATGCTGTACCAAGCCAGCACTACAGACGAGCGCGATCGCGCCATGCGGCAGCTCGCGGACGGCACGATCTACAACGTCACGTTCTGCCAGCTTCTGGTTGAAGGGGTCGATTGTCCTGCCATCAGTTGCATCATCGGACTGCGTCCAACTTACTCACTCTCAGGCTATCTGCAGACCAATGGCCGCATGCTGCGCCCGATATACGCCAAGGGGTTCGATCTGGACACCCTCGAAGGACGGTTTGCCGCCATGGATGCCGGTCCGAAGGGCCGCACATGCACGTTCTTGGATCACGCCGGGCTGACGTTTCGACATGGCTTCATCGATGAGATACGGGAGTGGTCGCTACTCGGTGCCCCCAAAAAGGCAAAGGGAGGGGCATCCATCATTGCGATCAGGCAGTGCCCAAGGTGCTGGTGCGTGTTTGCGCCTGCGCCGCTCTGCCCAAAATGCGGTCATGTATTTGAGACACAGACACGCGAGCTTGAGTACGAAGACGGCAAGCTCGGAAAGCTCACGCCTGACATGTTGGTCAAGCAGCAAAAAAAGGAACGGCGCGAGGAAGTCGGGATGGCCAAGACCCGAGAGGAGCTTCAGCGTATCGCCCAGGAACGAAACTACTCTCCGGCATGGGTCAACATTCAGTGGCGCATCAAGGAAGCCAGAAAACGCCAAGAAGATGAACGGCAAAAAAGCCTCTGGTTAGAGACTGAGAGTCAGCTTATCCGCTCTAATCCTAAGTTCAATCTTGACAAGGAGTTTCCTGACTTCTGATGTGGATAACTCTGTGAATAGAGCCTGTGGAAAAGAAGGTAATAACCTGTGAGCAATGAAGAAAACGAGAACAATCAACTGCGCCGGATCTGGCTCGCGCTTGGCCAGATGTGCACGCTATTCAGGCTTCAATCAGGCCGCGCATGGCTGAGTCGTATTGGCCCAAAAGGCGTTGTTCATCAAGGTGATGGCTCTGTCCTGATATTGGAGGCGCGGCCAATTACGCTCGGACTGGGCCGGTCGAATGGCCGTGCCGTCAAAGGCCCCGGTGATCTGACGGGATGGACATCAGTACAGGTTACCCCTGAAATGGTGGGATGTTGGGTTGCTGTGTATACAAACATTGAAGCCAAGGCCGAGGAACAGTCTTTCCGTCGACCAGATCAGAAACATTTCATTAGTCAAGTGCAGGAAGCCGGGGGTATCGCAGGATTCGCGCATACACCCGAAGGCGCTCTCGAAATCGTGAGCCGGTATTCGCCGGTCCGCAAATCTTCGTAGTATATTCCCGCGTCGCACAGGGTTTCGCTGTCCCGGGGGTTCCATTTTGATACGCGCAGATTGCGTCGCAGTCGGCGAGCGCTTTGTCGTCCGCAATGGTTGACGCTGGTTCAATCATTGAAGACTTCCGTGCCGCTATGCGGGCACAGGATATTGATGTCCGGGAATCGCTGATTGCAGATGGGGCGTTCCACCGTGTGCACATCGAGGGCGATCGGGCCCAGTCCAAAAATGGCTGGTACATCCTGCACGTGGATGATCATCCGGCCGGGGCCTTCGGCTGCTGGAAGCGCCACGGGAAACTGAAATTCAGTTGGACCGCCAAAGAGACCACGCAATGGTCGACGGAGCAGAAGCGCGAGTTCCGCGAGCGCATGGAACGCGAACGGCAGGAGAAGCTTCGGGCCCAGCAGGCGCGGCATGCCGCCGCCGCTCAGCAAGCACAAGCCCTATGGGACGCGAGCGAACCGGCAGACGATGATCATCCGTACCTGCAGCGTAAAGCCTGCAAACCGCATGGCATTCGCGTAGGGCGGTGGGAAGTCAAGAGCCCAGCCGGTGACATTACGCTGGTCTCGAAGCTCGCGCTCCTGATCCCGCTACGGGATACGAAAAAACAGATCTGGAGTCTGCAGGCGATCTTCCCGCATGACCGGAATCCACTGCGCCGCGACAAGGACTACCTGAAGAACGGGGCAAAGGAAGGTTTTTTTTTCACCATCGGTCAGCCGCAAGACCGGGTCATTCTGGTCTGCGAAGGGTATGCCACCGGAGCATCGCTACACGAATCAACCGGCCACGCCGTGGTCATCGCATTCGATACCAGCAACTTGCTGCCGGTGGCGCGCACGCTCCGTGAGCGATTCTCTGACTATCGCATCGTCTTTTGCGCGGATAACGATCAGTGGACCGACAAGCCCATCCCAAACCCGGGAGTTCATTGGGCTACCGAGGCCGCTCAGGCGATCGGTGGAATGGTGGCCATTCCGATATTCAAGGATGTTAGAAAAAAGCCAACAGACTTCAATGACCTGTTTTGCCAAGAAGGCGCAGAGACTGTCAAGGCATTCATTGACGCCTGCCTCACGGGATCCAGACCCCCTATCACGCCGCCATGGGAAGACGATCCGGGTCAATCTTCCCTGCCAACTTCAACTGAGGGTCATCCTGTTGGATATATCAATGGACATGATCCCTATGAGTCTGCTGACGATGACAGTGGCATACCAAGTGACCTGATCAACAATCCATTTTTCGAAATCCTCGGCTACGATCATGATCAGTATTTCATCTTTCATAAGCAGAAGCGGCAACTGATGCAGTATGGTCGCACGGACTTCAGCGAGTCAGCCTTCATCGAGCTCGCCGACCCGGGGCTGTTTTGGGAGGCGCATTTCAAATGCAAGAACAGTGGCTTCGACAAAAAAGCTGGCGTCAACTTCATCATGCGTCGCGCAACCGAGTGTGGAATCTATGACCCGGACCGCATCCGGGGACGTGGCGCATGGTTCGATGAAGGGCGTATCGTTTACCACCATGGCAATCATCTGACGGTCGACGGAAGCCCTACTGAGATAGGGGACTTCCAAACCCGCTTCATCTACGAGCTGCAGCGCAGCCTCCCGGAGCCGGATCCGCAACCGCTCTCGGATGAGGATGGCGATCGCATCAGCGAGGTTGCCAACGCATTCCGCTGGACACGTCAAGCCTCTGGAGCGCTGCTCTGCGGCTGGATCATGCTGGCTCCCATCTGCGGAGCGCTACGCTGGCGCCCGCACATCTGGCTGACGGGCGGTGCAGGCACGGGCAAAAGCTCGTTGCTGAACATGTTCGTTCACCCGCTGCTCAATGGCGCGGACCTATTCGTCCAGGGCAACACGACCGAGGCCGGGCTTCGGCAGAAGCTCCGCTCAGATGCGCTTCCGGTTCTGTTCGAGGAGTCCGAGCAGAATGAAGATCGAGACCGCACACGTATCCAGCACGTTCTCTCTTTGATGCGCCAAGCCTCTACCGAGTCCAATGCACGCACCTACAAGGGCACCGTGGCTGGGCACAGCATGGAGTTCCTCATCCGCTCGATGTTCTGCCTTGCCTCGATTCAGGTAGGAATAAAACATCAGGCGGACGTCGAGCGCGTCACCGTGCTGTCATTGAGGCCCAAAAAAGAGAAAGAGCGCAACGCCATTTCGGAATGGGATTCACTCAAGAAGCGACTCTATGAGGTAGTCGAGCGTGATCCAACGATGGGGGCGCGGCTGGTGCGCCGGGCGATCAACAATCTGCCGATGATCCAGCAAAACATCGAAGTCTTCGCCAAGGCGGCCGGTAAGATTTTCGGCTCCGCCCGCGAAGGCGATCAATACGGCACCCTGCTGGCGGGGACCTGGTCCTTGTTCAGTAGCGCGCCAGCGGATGAGGAACAGGCGCGAATCATGATCCAGAGTTATAACTGGGACGAGCATCGAGACGTCTCTGATACCGACGAGAGCGAACAGGCGCTCGCCTCGCTAATGAGCGCGCATGTTCGCGCACCGAAGGGGCTGGAATACACGGTCTACGAACTCGTAGCCGCCGCCAGCGAAGTGCTGATCGCCGGCGTAGACATTCCGCGGCTCGATGCGGTAACGATTCTCAATCGCTATGGCATGAAGGTGAAAGACGGCTATTTGTTGTTGTCAAACGCCAGTCATGAGCTGCGCACTCTGATGGAGAAGTCGAACTTCGCCGCTGACTGGCGCGGAGTGCTACTGCGAATCCCGGATGCTGACCGCAATTCCAATCAGTCATTGAAATTCAACGGCGTGCCATCCAAGTGCATCCGTATCCCCCTTGATCCCGTACTGCGCACCGCAGAGCCGATGACGCAGGAGAGTTTCCAGCGTAGCTGGATTGAAGAGAAAGACCCTATTGAGAGAGGTAATACTCAATGAGTGTAGGAGAACAGAAGCCGACCCTTTTTGCGAATGAGACATGGGGCATTGTCGAGCTCATGGGCCATCAGCAGATCGCCGGACGGTTGAGTGAGGTTTCCATTGCCGGATGCAACATGCTTCGCGTCGACATCCCGGATAAGGATGATGCACAGAAGTTTCGGACCGTGGTCCACGGTGGAAGCTCGATCTATGGAATCCATTTCACCGATGAACAAGTGGCTCGCATGGCCTCAGCAGCGCGGAGCACCCGACCCGCATACGAATATTCGGTGAAGGACGCACTTGAGCGGCTCGAGCTGGAGGCATCCACCCGGCGCCGGTCCTTGCCGACCGGTAGTCATCATGACGATGACGACGATGATGGGGACTGAAATGAGAAGGGGGCGATTGCTCGCCCCCTTCACGTCCCTCGTTCGATTGCGTCGGATCAGGTGCCGGTGGAACCGGATCCTTGAGCCGTTGGTGCGGGCGAGGGCGAGGCCGATTGCGTCCCGGTCGCAGCAGAGGCCGACGAATCGTCTGGGACGAGCGTTACGGTCAAGTCAGTGACCGGAGCAGGAGCGGCAAGCGTTGCTTCAACTGTCACGGAGCCCGTATTCGAAGGAGCTGCCTTGTGACCCTTGGTGTCGTTCGTGACCACCGTGAAATTGTGATTGCCGACTGTCAGTACGCCAGTCGTAAACTCGAACGTATCCGCTGGGCTGGGAATGGTACCGATGACCTGCGGACCATTGCCATCACCGATGTCGTCGAACACATCGATGGAGGCAATATCCGGCAGCTCCAACTTGGTGCCATCGACACGAGCAATAGGCGTGGTGCCTTTGAGTAGTGCTTTGCTCACAGTATGAACTCCGTGATTGGTTTGAACGTAACGAACGTGAAGATATACGTCCGTGATGATAGCGGGAAAAGGATTGGCATTGGAATGCGAATGATGGTGTCGGCGAAAGGGGTTTTGCATGGCGTAGTCCTTTCTAACGATAAATTATGACTGGAGTGTTTCTTTGTTCTGTTTGGCGCGGGCAATCAACCATTCGATGACCCGTTCCTGAAGTAGCTCCGCATGAAGCTGCTCGCGAACAGCACCGCTCTGACGAATCGCCTCGGCGTTCTCAGAAGATGCCGATAGGGCATCTATTCGCTTCCGCTCTTTCTCAGGGTCAACCTCGATCTTCTCGGACAGCACCAGCTTGCGCACCAAAATATTCAACTGAGTGCGACGTCTTGCGGTGATGATCATGTCCTCATCAAGCTCGACCTGGTCCGGGGAGCAACCGCGTTGACGCGCAATATCAGCTTGAATGTCCAGCAAGTGTTGCGAAATCAGCACGTCCGGGAGAGGAATGAAATTGGCGGTCGAAAGCTGCCCCAATAGATGATCACTGATATCCCGCTGATCATGCTCCCGATGCTGCTCCTCCAAGCTGGCGCGCATCTTATTTCGCAAGGTAGCCATGTCTGGATGGCCAAATCGTTGGGCGAAGGCATCATCAAGCGACACCAGTTCAATCTCTTGAACGTCCAAGACTTTGACTTCGAATTGAGCGGTTTTCCCAGCCAATAGAGGCGAGAGGTAGTCAGCAGGGAAGGTCACGGAGAACTTGCGCTCCTCAGCCGCCGAAGCTCCACCTAGCTGGGCCTCGAATTCGGGTAGCATCCCGCCGGCACCGAGTTCCACTTTGGCCGCCGTGCCTCGGCCACCGGGAAAAGGCTGTCCCTCGATCAAACCGACAAAGTCGACGATGACGCGATCGCCGTCCCGTGACGGACGCGCCACGCTTTTCCAGGGCGAGCGATCACGGCGGAAGTGCTCGATGAATGAATCGATCTGCGCATCATCGATGATCACCGGCTGTAGCGTTGGCAGCGTCAAGCCATCGAGTCCGGTCAGTATGAAATCAGGGAACACTTCATAGGTGACTCGATACTTGAATCGCAACGGGTTGTCCCATAACTGCCACTTCGATTCGACAGTGATACCGCCTGCGGCATCCACGGCCGCCATATGCTGGTCGACGCGAGCCTGCAGGAGCCCCTGCAGCACTGCGGAGATAGCTTCATCGCCCAGTCGTTTACGTAGGGCCGACATGGGCGGAAGCTCTCGACCGTCGATTATCTTGCCAAATCGGCACTTCAAGGCTAACAGCACTTCCGAATGTGTCAGCTCTATATCGAGTGAACGCTGCAGCTCAGACATCAGTTTGGACTCGCAAAAAGATTGTCAGTCGCGCGAACGATTCCGCGCGCCGGTTCAGTAATCAGGCTCCGAGCGCGCAAGCGCTGCAAGTAAGTGTCTCTTGAGGAGCGGGTATACCCGGCTTCACTCAGATCATCGCGCTTGACGTTGTTCGGATAGGCGTTGACTAAATAGGTGAGAATTTCCCGTTCGCCCTTCGAAAGCCGTTCCATCCAATAGGCGCGAAGCGCTTCTCCTGTGGGCAGCGGTTCCGCATCAGGCATCGCCGAGCAGCCTTCATTGGTCGCTTGCACCATGTTGGCGCTCGTAACAACGTATCCGCGCTCGCGCAACTTCTGTATGTAGGTATCACGCGAGCTGCGCTTGTAAGGCGTAAGCACAGACAAATGCTCGCGGCTAATCCCGGACGGATACATGATGCACCCGGCCAGAATCGCTGATTCGCCTTTCGACAACGAGCCGTTCCCTTCGCTGACCGCGCTCGGCGCGCGTGGCCTCGTGGCGGTGACGCGGGCCTGTGGGAACGGATCTACCTTTAACGGTCGCACCACTGTTGCGTCCGCCAAAGACTTCTCGGCCTGCTGCTTGATGCGATCGCCGTCGCGCTGCACGTGCTCGATGAAAGTCACCAGCGTTTTTACCGTGATCTGCAGGGACTTCTTGATCTGTTCGATTGCTTCCCGGGCCTCGCGTGCCTTCCGGGATTCGGCCTCAGACACATCAGTAGGCTTTTTCCGCGCCAGTTGCTTTTCAAGCTCATGAACACGTTCTTTCAGACGAGCCGGATCCGTAGCCGAGACTTCCTCGAGCAAGGCCCCCAGTTCTTGCGACAGGCGCGAAATAAAGTCCGCCGTATCCGTGGCGCGATTCTTCTCAGCCTTGGCTGTTAGCTGAGGGTTGCGCCGGTTTGGGTGGAACGAATGGATGGCAGCGGTTCGAGTCCGAATCGGAGTGTCCGACTCGGCCGTCATTACCCATGCCTCACCGGCTTGCATGTGAGGCAGTTCCTTGGCGATGCGAGCAGTTAGATCAGGAGCCAACTTATCCATCCACTTACTGATGGACTCTATCGCCTTCGAGCCACGCTGACGCATCAAAACGAGCGTGTCACATAGATCCAGGACAGCCTTGTTGACTTCCTGCGATCGCTGATTGAGCAGAGTAATGCCTAGCGAGACATTCCCGCCCATTCGGACGACTTTCTCCACTTCGGCATACGTGGCTCCGTCTTGGATGTTCTGAGGGGCGAACTCGGCCGCTTCTTCAAGGAAGATGTGTCGCACGCCTTTGTTTTCATACATCAGCGTACGGAAACAGGACTGCACGATGCGCCGCCAATCTGCCTTCGAGAGTCGCTTATCATAGAAGTCCAGCACCAGCGGGATGTTCTCGCGGATGGCCGCGCGAACAATCTCCGGTGCGCTCTGGGGCGTCAGAGGCAGATCACCCGACTCACCGCCAGCGACCACGACTTTATAGCCGCGTGGATGCTTGCTGTCGTTGCCCGCGAGCTTGAGGTATCGCCAGCGCGCGATCGGGTCGAATACGATGATGGGGATGCCCGCATCCAGAAGCTGCTCGGCGATTCCCTTCGCGGCATACGTTTTCCCGGAGTCTTTCGTTCCGAGGATGGCCGTCCCTTGGATGGCGTAGGAGCTGAGCGGGATCGAAGTCGTGCCGATATGAATTGTTTTTTTCACTGTCTGCACCTTGAGAGCCGGAAACAAGAATGCGCTGATAACCCCGCGCCGGGGCCCGGTGCAGATGCGGCGATCACGCTCGACGACGATTGCGGGCGCGGCGCTCTCCACTTGAGGGCGTACTGGAAGCAGCCTGTCGGGGCGCGACCTGTCGAGGCCGGTATGTAACAACCTTTTCCTGATCCAAGAAGTCCAGCACTTTCTTGCTGGGGTTCCGTTTGTTGTTCAGGATTTCCGACAGGAACTGCGGGCTGATCCCGATCTGATCAGCCAGAATTGCCTGAGTCATCTGCGGAGACGAATCGAGGCGTCCCTTCAACAATTCGATGATGGGATCATTCTGTGTCTTCAACGTTTGGATGGCATCGCTCATATTGGGGGAAAATTATATGCAATACGTGGATTGCTTGACAAGTTCGCAGAATTGCGTATTCTGAGAACCAGTAAGCAATTTTTGGATCGACTTCACCAATTCTGTGAATTCAGTCATCATCGCACGGATGCCTGTCTTTAAGTTGAAATGTGTCCTGTGCGGTAACCAAGAAGAAAAGGAAGTTCCGCCCGGCCAAGCCGAAGGACCACCATGCAGTAAATGCCTCGGTCCGATGACCGTGGATTCCGTGACCACCACGGTACGTGCGTCTCAGCGTAAACCGGCCGCCCGCGTTGAGCGTCACTATTTCCCTCATGGTCGGGGACTCTGGGCGTGGCCTAACAAGAAAAAAACATGAAAGCGCTCACTGTCTGCGAACCCTATGCCTCTTTGATCCGCGACGGTCTCAAGCGCGTCGAGAATCGGACATGGCGCACTTCCTATCGGGGCAGCATGTATTTGCATGCGGGGAAAAGTAGGAACTGGCTCAGCCTAGATCCTACCGGTACCATTGATCAGGCATATAACATGCCGGTTTCGAAGATGACTTTCGGGGCCGTGATAGCCACTGTCGAGCTCGTGGATTGCATCCACATAGACACCATCAGGGTTCCCACGATCCTTGCGAAATATCCTTGGCTACCAGAGCACGAGCATGCGAATGGCCCATGGTGCTGGATCCTCGATAAAGTGGTCCCCATAGGGCCATGGCCCTACAAAGGCGATCGCGGCCTGTTCGATATTCCTGATGAAGCACTCAACAGGGTAGCGAACCGGCAGCTCGGAATACCGAATCCGTGAAATGTCTCAGGACGCCGAACAACGCCTCTACACCATTGAGGATGTCGTTCGTTACTACGAACCGTTTCGACGCGAGCAGATGTTGCATTTCGCGCGATTCGTCATTTCGAAAGGGTACGGGACAACCACGATCACCCGGGTAGACGGGAAGATGAAGGAAGAGACTTGGCAAGCAGTCGGTCGACGGCTATTCGGCCCCGCCTTCATTTCCGCCATGGAGCAGGCTCTTGCCGAGTGCAAAGATGCTGCCGCCGCTCCAGAGCCATCGCAGCCCAGCGGCCCGATTCCCGATCCAGACTTCTAGGGCTGTGATCCGACTTCGAGCTGCGGACTCAATTCGAGTTGGAGAGCGGTGTAGTGCTCGAAGCATTCTCGAGCTTCGGTAACTGCAGCGGTGACATCCCCAAGGAAGTCAGAACCCGGTCCGTTGCTTCGTGGCGCGGTGGTTGCATCAGCAGTGAGTCCACCTTGGGCTTCTGGCACTGGACTACTTGGGGCGCTGGGCTTGGCGGCCTCGGCTGCGGCACGTGCGAACAGCCGATGAGCAACATCAGCATCGCGCTTGGCGTTGTCCACGTCAGAATGGAGCGAGGCGATGACTTGTGCATTGTTCCTCTCGGTGGCTTCCCGCATGTCTATTTGAGCCTGCAGAGCTCGACGAGCGGACTCCTGAGACTCAGCGTTGTTCGATTCAGCCTGTGCCTGGTAGGAGGCATATTCGGCCTTCAGGCTGTTGTACTTCGAGGCGTCAATCTCGCGAGTAATCCAAACTGCCGCCGCGATCGCCAGCACGGCCACGATACTCTCAATACCAAGTTCTATTTTATCAAGCATTTTGGTTTATGCCATTATGCCACTGGATAGTAATGCCAATCGCCCGGCTTCCCTTGGGCCAGCAGCGCTTGACGCCGTGGCTCCTGCCCCTCGCGGGCGATCGCCAGATGAATCCAGGCTTCGCACTCGAAGATGATCTGATCGTACGGCAGCGCGGAATGACGTAGCAGATCAAATGCTTCCCGGAGCATGACCCCCTTGGGAATCACGTCGGCGGCTCTGCCTTCCATGTGAGCGCTGTTCTGTGCTCCTCCTACCGCCGCATTCACTTCTGGTGAGCGGAACCCGCTGTCCACATGCCAAGGCACAGGGATGAGCAGGCGGCCCGGCTCGAGCAGCGTGTCGCGCAGCCGCGTCAGGTTGGCGATCTGCTCCATATTCGGAACATTCGGCAGTCCTTTTCGCAAAGCCACTTGCGAGAAGGTGAGTTCCTCCAGTGGGAAGTGGATCGCGGCGCTCATTTCAGGTCCGCGAGCCGCTTGCGCAGCTCGACCGCCTGATTTTCGTAATCACGAAAGCGCTCCTCTGCGGTCGGCGTCCCGTGCTGCGCGGCAATCCCCAGCTTGTCCTCACGCATGGCCCGCATGGACTTGGCATCGAGCTGCTGGAGCTGATGCGCAATTTGCGCACGCTGTAGTGCCACGGAAGGTTGAGGGTTACGAGCCGCCGGCTTCCCGGAGGAGTCCGGGACAATCTCTTTCCCCTGAGTTTGGGCCTCCAATAGTGCCACCCACTCGTCATGCGTAATGGGCACGGCATCAGCGGGAAGTTTCTCTTTGGCATGTAGGTCAGTAGAGAAAAACCCTCGCGCTTGAGCACTGTAGAAACGCTCGACGTCAGGCAGGTTCTCAGGTGGAACCACGTTAGCGTCCCGTGTCTTTTGCGCGTCCTGCAGCACTTTTTCCAGAGCGGCCTTCTCGCGGATGGCTTTGAGCGATGCTGGAGTCATCATGGGGCTGGACCTATTGCATGCCATTCAATCGTTGCATTCTGCACGAAGGAATTGATTTCCCTCGCGGCCCAGTTGAATCCGCTGGTGGTGATGGCGTTTTCAGCCGTGGCCACTGCAGAAGCGCCTCCATTGTTTGCATCGAACAACGTTACGGTCACTACCGGAGCGGATCCAAACGAAGTCGGGAAGCTCACGGATGCCCCTACGGGTCCTACTATGTCGCCCACGTGCACCGTGCCGCGCATCACCAGATCGCCGCCAGCCGTCTTGAAGTAGGCCGGGTTACCCGTGGTCCGCGCCGGATTGGCGAAAGCCGTCGTAGCAATCTGCGTCGTGCTGGTGCCCACGGCAGCGGTCGGAGCCGTAGGAGTTCCCGTTAGAGCAGGAGACGCCAGCGGCGCAAGCCCCGCGACATAGCCCTGCACGAAGGCGGTTGTGGCGATCCGGGTATCGTTCGTGGCGCCCGGCGTCGGCGCTCGAGGAGACCCGGAAAAGCTGGGGGATGCCAAGGGCGCTAGCGTCGGCAACACGCCATTGATGAACGTCAGATTCGTGTTGATCGACGAAATGCTGCTGCTGAGGCTCGCGATCTGACCATCCAGAGTCACCAGATGCGCGCTATGCGTGGCCAGCAATGCCACGTTGGACGTGTTCTGGTCATAGAGCCATCTGGTCCGGTTGGTCAGACTCTTCAGCGGGGTATTGGTGACACCCGCTGGTCCGGCCAGCACCAGATCAGTGGTCTCCAGCTCGTATATGCCAGCATCGAAACTGCTGGATTCAGGAAGGTTTGACATCAGTTGAGCCTCGTTAGGACCAGCCCGGAATTCTGCGAAAGCGTGGTAGCGCTCGCATTGGATGAGTTCTGAGCCCAGCGAATCGCGAACGTGCCGGAAGGAACTGAGTTTCTGACATATGAGCCGTTTACGGTTACGCCAGAATTGCTAGTGATGGTACAGACCTGCGGTACAGACCCCGTGTTTGCTACGCCAGAATAGACTATGGGCGTCGTTGTCGTATTGCAGTCGCTGATGCCTCCATTCCCGAGCTCCACCTGAGAACCAGCACCCATGGAAATTTCCCATTTGACTCCGCCAGTGGAGTTCGTGGCCAAAAACTGTAGCGTATACAGAATGGAGTAAGTGCCTGCGGGCAGGTTTGTTACTTGCAAATTGGTATCGTCTGCCAGCGTCGTGTTGCTAGTCCTAGACACTCCAGACTGAGGAGCAACGGTAACTGATTGACCAACCTGCAGGCCGGACGCGCTGCAGGCCGTTGTGCAGACGATGGAGGCCCCAGCATTTCTGCCGTTGATCGTGACGGTTGGATTATCTGTTGCGTTCCCCACCGCAACAGCAGTCACTACGTTTGAGCTGTTCTTGGAAACGGACAAACCGTCATTGCCGGGAAGACTCCCGGCGTCATTGACTGGCGTAACAGCCCATGATCCGGTTGAGCTTATGCGCTCTGTCCAACATTTGAGGCCGCTTCCGTTGCTGCTGTTGCATTCCTTGAACACTGGGAAGTTTGCAGTATTCCCGGTGATGCTCAGCAGCAAATTCACATTGTCATACTGAAGAAAGCTGTCTCCGTTGAATGCGCCAGAAGTATTGAACTGAATGCTCCCCGTGGATCCGCCCGGGGTTCCGCCGCCGCCGCTCAGCGTCTGACATCCAAAGGTATGAGTGGATGTCGAATAGGACAACGCCTGCGTAGAACTTCCGCAGTTCACTAGGCTGACGGCCGCGGGATCCGCGCCGGTCCCTTGGCCCTGCAGCAGTGTGTCCAGAGACATTGCCGCTACGCTGCCGACATTGGACGTGCCTTCTCCCAGAAGCACGCCGTGCGTCGTCAGCGTGCCCAATCCCGTACCGCCTTGCGCGACCGTAACGGCAGAAGCCGAGGTGAGAACCGTGGCGGAGGAATTCGGAAACGTGAACGTCTTCAGCGAAGTGGCAGGCCCCACCACGCTGAAAAATCCATTGCTTGTGCCTCCGTTAGTCCCAAGGAGAATGCTGGCATTCGATACGCCGCCGTTGGCTGTCGACCCGAGGTTGATCGGAGGCAAGTCGCCCGCTACGAGCGATCGCAGCCCTGCAGCTCCGGTGACTCCGTCTGGCGTGGCCAATATTTGATTGGCGGTTTGACCGCTGGCGAATGAGATAGAAATGGCGGTACCGGGGGAACCCGTAACCGTGAAGATGGATGGCGCACTAAAGCTGATGCCCGTACCGGTGGGGACCGCGCACGAACCTGCTCCATTGAGGAATGTCGATGAGCTACAGGTCCCGGACCACAGTCCATAGATATCGGCCGCCACCGCCGAGCTCGTCTGGTATAAGGAGGCGCTTCCCTTGAGCACGCCATTCGCGGAGCCGAATTTGCTCCACGGGCCCTGTCCATGCGCTTCGGGCACGAAGCCACCCGCCATGAGGGCGGCGATGACCAGGGCGGCTCGCAAAAAGCCCCGAAGTTTGATGTTCATAGTTGCACCCACATCAGTAAATCCGTGCTGAACTGAAAAGCCTTGCTGTCGCCCACTAACAATGACGTAACGACGGCGCTGCTGGCACTGATCTGGTTTCCAGCCGATCCCATGCCTTGGCCACCGACATTGACCTTATTAGTGCCGCTTCCCGTGGCCCGCACGATGATTTTCTGGCCGTGCCGTTGAGCGATGAAGCCATTGAGATTGATATCTCCGGCGGTCACGTCGTAATCCAGAATGTAGTCATAGAAACCGGGCACCACATTGTCTGTGAAGGTTCCGGCACCTGGATTGACTGCCACGTGTCTTAGGATGGAATACTGCGCGGTGCCATCCAAAGTGTCTTTGACGTTCGCACCAGCCTGCACCAGCTCCATGAGTTCGCTGCCAGTGAGCGCGGCTGCTGCAGGAAGAGTGCTGATTTTTTGATTGGCCATTTACCTGTTACTCCAACAATCTTGCAGAGCCGTCTTCGAGCAGCCGCACCAAGCCGGATTCGAGCAGCCGGTATCCGGTGCTGAAGTCGTCATACACAATGACGCGAACGTTCCCCACGATTGAATCCGAAACGATCAGCGTATTCGAACCGTTGTTCCTGAAAATGACCCCTCGCAATTGAGTGCCATAGTCGCGAAACTTCTCGACAGTGTCCTCGATTATGGACAGGTAGGTGTCTTGCGTGACCGGACCTGTGAAGTCATAACTGAAGTCAACATCAAAGAACCCATGTCCAGAATTCGGGCCGATACCAGCATCGTAGAAAGCATTGCCGTCATAATGGATAAGGCCGTTATAGGTAATCGTGAAAATCAGATCATTGATCGCATCGATTACGCGCACCGTCTGTGCTAGCGGTGCCGAACTCTGGATGGCCATCGCGATGGCGACATTGTTTCCCTTGGGCTGGGTTACCTCGGAAATGATCCGCGGTTTGTAGACAATGTCAGACTCGCCGGGGCTTCTGGGGACAACGTAGTAACTGCCGTGCTCATCCAGCCACTCCTCTTCTGCAGTAGGAACAGCCATTTGCGCGAGCATGTTGTTGATCTGATTCTGGGCGGTCCCGAGCTCGGCGCCGGCGGCCTCCAGATAGGACCACAACGGATTGGTATATCCATAGAGGTGATCGCCATTCGACTCGCCGATATCGCCTTCGTCATCGATTAGGACCAGCGCCCCTAACTGGGCATACTCAGAGCCGTCTTGATACGGAACCGAGTACCCGGGCAATGAAGCCAACTTCGCCGCCAAAGTGGCGATGGTGAAGCTCTGCAACTGAATCGTCTGGTTCGCCCCGGTCCCCCCTGTCACCGTGGTGCTCAACACACCGTTCTCAATGCTCCAGGTCATGCCGGTACCGTCATACTGCAGCCGCAGTGCAAGCTGGCGATGCGGATCCTTGTCGAATACCCGATGCAGCCTCAAAAGCAGCTTCTTCGTCAGCTTGAAGATGCGCGAGACCACCCCGGAGGAGGAGGCTCCTCGAGTGCTGATCGCTCCAGCCGACCCGAACGCGAGAAATGCGCCCGCGCCATATACCACGCCGGCCGGATCGTGGCCGGGCATGTGCAGATCCTCCAGCGAGAATGACGCACCATCCAAGCTGACGGCGGCTCTCGCGAAATCAAAGGCTGATGTGTACCCAACGCCGACCACTAGGCCATTGGCGAGACCATCGAAGGTGAAGCCGAAAATCTCCCCGCCTTCAAGGCCGGTCGTAACTTCCGTGAAGGCCGCGAAGTTCGCCGTGGCTGTGGTCTCGGTGATCGGATTGAAATCGCACCCGATATAGAGACCGGCCAGCGGCCCCACCGAGGCCGGATTGTGAGCGATCGCGACTCCACCGCCGATTGTGAAGTTGCTGGGAGTCGCCGTAGTCCACACGATGCCATCGGTTGACCGAGAGAAGTACCCTACTGTTGCGGTACCCCATACGAACTCGGTCCCATCGAAAATGATGCTGCCCCACCCATTGGGGATGCTCGGATCACTCGATGCCGTCCATGTGGCCCCATCCGGTGATGTCCAAACCGATGCGACTGACGATGAAACCAGGTTGATAAGGACATAGACTCCGTTGCCGTACGCGATCGAATACCCCGGGGCAGAAGGGGCATTCGTATCAACATTGGATATCGACACCCATGAGCTGCCATCTGGAGACGTCGCGGATACAAGCGAAACTCCGGTATTCGCAACGGCAACGAACTGGCCACCGCCGAAGCACACCGCCAAAATGGCGTATCCCGGAGAGAATGGCGTGCTCTCTATCTGCCAATTGACCCCGTCCGCAGACGTCGCAATTTCATTGGCGGTAGTGACCGCAACAAACCGCGTGCCATCCCATGCCACGCCTGCGATGTTCCCCGTTAGACCGGTGGTCTGCGGAACCCATTCCACGGCAGGCGGCCCTGATGAGGGCCAGTTGATAGTGATCGGAGTGGGCAAAGACACGAAAGAGGCAACAGCGGGCCATGCCCACGTTGTGAACCCGAGGCCGGTCAGATCCATTGCCAGAGCAGGATCATTAAAATTGGCGCCCGAACTCGCAAGGTTGTAGTTGTTACTAGATCCGTCAATGAAAGTGACGTTTGTGAAAAAGTTCTGCGGATGAACTCCCTCAAGACAAACAACCACCCAGTCTCCGCCCCCACCGGAAACGCCGATGATGCCGAAGACGATCAGATGCGCGCCGTTTATATCCGTAGGATCCGGCGCGATCGCGCCCGAGCTATGTCCCGAAGGCGCGGTTACATCCGCAAATGCGCCATCCGTCGTTGTAGCGGGAGGGCCCGAAAAAGGGCCATTCGAGTTGAATCCCGCCGTAACTGAAAAAGTGACGCTTCCCATGATCAGGTGATCGTGATCACGCCGGGCATGATCTTCTGCCCAGTCACAGCAGCAATGTCACTAGTAGGCGTGGTAAGAACGAAGTTATAAACTCCGGGAATGGTCTCCACCTTGGAAATGAGCTGCGCATAAAGGCCCGGGGTAGCTATCTGCAGCTTCTGTAGATAGGCCGCGATCGCCGGAACCGCCTTGGCGATCAAGTCCGGCTTTTTATAACCCGGAAGTGCCGTAAGGACTCCTGTCACATTGACGGGGTTTTCGGTTGCCGCTGACACAATGACCTGCACGCCGGCGGCCTTCCATCCCGGTACAGGATTGCCGTTTACATCGTAATACCCGTCGATGACCTGCTGAGCTTGCGTCACCAGAGCGCCGGAGGTACCCCCTACGCCGTTGTGGATATAGGCCAGCACCAACGATACCGGCTGAGTGTTGTCAGTCTTCCATGGCTCAATGACCTGCGAGGTAATGACACGCTCGATCACATTCCCTTGTGAGTCGGTGACAGTGGCGGTCGTGAGACCATACGAAATAGCCGCCCCGATTCCTCGAGCCAACGTGGAAATGTACCCGTTGAACCGAGTCTTGTGATCCTCGGGAGTCTCATCGTCGATACCATTGATCCACGAAGTGAGATTCGTGCCGCTGATAAATCCAGTGGGTACCGGAGAAGGCGTGAAGGTTGCCCCTGCAGGGATATTGCCCAAAGACCCCGGCGTCACTGCAGATACCGGGATGTCCGCAGTGGTCACGCCGATGGCGATCGACACATCTGCGGTCTGCGAATAGTTCACCCCTCCTGTGTTCGGCACCCAGGTGGTTCCTGCGGCAATAGTCACGATGGACGTTTGCGCATCGATCGTGACCCGGATCAGTCCAGACGTGGACGTGGCAGACAGAGCCGGGAAGTTGAACGTGGTATATACCGAGACAGGAATGGCTTCCCGCAGACCGATGAACGCCTGCTTGTAGAACTCATCAAGTTCCTGAGCTACCGCCTCAAGCATCGTGCGGATAATCGCGCCGATGCGAAAGTCAGTTATCTTTTTCTGTACGGATTTCATCCAGTTGAGCATCGATGCCGTGATGCTCGCGAAATCCTTAAGTTGGAATGCCATGGTTGACGGATCCTCTTTACAGCGATGCCGCTAGTTGCACGGGTCGGCCTACCACGGGAACCACTTCAACATCTAAGTTGGTCGCATCGCCCACGATAGCCGCAACCGTTTTGCTTACGTCCGAGACTCGGTCATCTGCCTTCAAGGAGGCTTTTGCATACTCCGCCACAAGTAGGCCCGTCGTTGGTCCGTTACCCGCACCGATGACACTACGGCACAGAGACCCGTATTCCATGTGGTAGATCAATTCGCCACGGTCGGTGATGAGCCGGTGGCGGATGGCCTGTTTGAAATTGTCTCGCCCGGATACCACAGCAAGATCACCGTCCTGTATTTGCAGCAATCCGTTCTGCAGCAAAGCGTCTATTTCAAAAACTAGGTTCGGGTCGGTCGTTGTCGAAATGACCGGCGCGCCAGCGGGTACCAGAATCTGACTGCCAGTCAAAAGAACGCCGGGCTTTACCTGATTCGGGTCATCCGTCAGATAAGGAGGAACCAGCTTGTTGAACGCGATCAGGTCGCCCCAGCGAGCGGCATCGTTGAGTTCTCGTGCCGCAATCCGTGGAAGCGTATCGCCGAATTGCGTATCAACGAATCGATATCCGCTCAGTGGCTTGTCGAAAATGGTCGTCATACAACCGTCATCCCGTCATTGATGGCATTCATATGACTCGCTAGCTGATCCGTATTCATAGGAGCTTGGACCAGATCGTTGTTGGCTACGAGCTGCATACTCTGCAGAGAGTTCGGGTTGATCGTCACCGGTAGCGGGGGATTCGCTGGGACCACTTGAAAAAATGGGTTCGTGTCGGCGAACTGACTTGGGGGCGTTCCTCCATTGGTGGAGGAGCAGTTCGAGGAGCCGTAAAGGGGCGAATAGTCTGGATAGAACGCCTGAGCCTGAAGCGCATTGCGCAGAACACAAAAGATGTTCGAATACTCGTTCGCGACCTGCATCAGCCGTGCTTTGGTGAAGCTGGGTATCCCCGCCACGGCCTGCGCTGTACGCACGACATTCAAGCCAACCTGCGCAGTAAGGTGCGCCACGTGGATGAGCTCGTCCGCAATAGCACTTCCCTGGTTGATGTTGTCGCTCACTGTCGAATAGAGCTTCGACGTGGTCATCATGAACTGTTTGACAGGAGCGGCTAGCTTGCTGTCGATGAAGTTCTGGATGTCTTGCAGGTACGTCTGTAGGTTTTTGGTAGACGCATTCAGCGACTTCAAGGCTGCGGCCTGCAGGTCGCTTGGAGAATTGAACAGCAGCTTCGGCGTAGTTGCATTGACCGGGTCGATGATGTCATTGAGCACGGTCATCAGAATCTGGTACTGCACCAGTAGCGGCTGCGACTTGGAGCGCCGGAGCACGAAGGTGTCGATCGCCACTACGCACGCGAAGTCGTCGAGCTTGTCCGCGAAAATGAGCTGAATCTGATCAGGATCACGGCCCGCTTTGATGGCGTCCTGTTTGCGCTTGTGCCACTCCTCATAAACCTGTTTGCGCAATGCCTTGAACCGCTCTAGGCCATCTGGCGTTGCGGTGCCTTCCTGCGAGCGGTGCCAGCCGGTATGACCGCTGATACTGATGCGACCAATGCCGGGCCCAAAGTTATCCATCCACGCATTGGCCAGCGTCTGCGTCACCGTCAGGCGCGACGGATCACTGCGCTGAAGCTCCAGCGGTCGGATCGCGAGCGTGATCGTCCTCGAGCGCGAAATCACATCGGGAGCGGTGGGATCGACCAGCATGAAGCTGATGGGGCGATCACCCGCCTTTTGCGAGCTCGGTGGGGGTAGCAGTGTGGCCATGGCATTAGGCTAGTGTCACGGCAGCGGCGGCCCGACATTGCCGCCTTGCGGATCTGCGTGGTAGTGGGTTTTCCCGCTTTTGCCGCCCGCGATCACGTCCGTATCGCCCGTAATCGTGCCCGTCGTGTGAATGTTTCCCGTGGTGGCAAAGTCGCCTGAGCCATCGACCGTGGCGCCATTGATGGCCGTGGGGCCCACGATATCTGTCGTGCCCGTAATGGTCGTCGCACCATTCAATGCGATGGTGGCCCCCGTAACGTCCGTATCCCCGTTGATGGCCGTTTGACCATTGACCGTAGTCTGACCGTTGATCACGGTTGTCCCGTTTATGGTGATCGTGGGAGCGGTGAGCACTACATGACCCGCCGGATCAATGTCCAAGCTCATCCCGCCGAGTGCCGCTAGGTGTACGTGGACAGCCGACGCAAGGTTTTTCGTGATGGCCCACTTCTTATCGAAGTCCTGCCCGGTCAGATCCTCGTGAGCCGGGTTTGTTGCGATGCGTAAATATACGCCGCTGGGATGCGAGAATTCGGTATTGCCCGCATCGTCCACCGACATATACACATCGGAGGCGTGACGTGTGACACGGAAATTCTTGCGCTTGAAGGTCATTTGCGTGACCTGCGGTAGCAGGAATCCGATGCAGACAGGGCTATTGCGATAAAACGCCAAGACCGCGCGAAGGAACCGCTCCGGGTTGCTGGCGAAGTTCCAGCGCGTGTCATCGGGGGGCAATCCCGGGTCAGGCAGATCCACCATGCCCGTATTCGAACTCCCGGTGGGCACCATGACCTGCACGTTCGAGAGCCGCGAGCCATCGGACGAAAGCAGCACGTCGATCGACTGCCCCTCGGGATAGACCGCAGTCACAAGTCCGATTTCTATCCCCTCTCGTTGCATGACTCAGCTCTGCAGGATTTCGCCCCAATACGGGGACGCCAGATCGCTTTCCTGTTGGACTCGATCGATGAAACCGGTGCCCCTCTCTACTTCGACATGAGTCACGTAGTGGTTAAAGGGCTTGTAGTCATGATGCACTGCCGCCGCGTAGTACAGCGATTGCATGTTTCCGTGACTCAGGCGCAGATAGGTGCCCGCTCGAACTGCCTCATTCCCCTTGATCTGAAAGGAGCCGTTCTCGAAAACAACATTGTCCTTGTTCTGCTCGATGAGCTGCAGGCGCCGCTGGTTCATCCAGCCGATAAAGGCGTCCTGATCTTCCTGCCGCAAGTTGCCGAACGCCGTTCCATTGCCGTTGCTGCTTTCGTTGTCTCCGCCCTGGTCCGTCTGGACCTGCATCTTGCGAGTGCCATACAGCCTCGGATCCACATTGCCGTAGTTCTGGATGAAAAACGTATTCGGTGCTCCGTAGTACGCGAAGGCCCGCATAGTCTCGTCATAATTCAACATGAAGCGCGGCGAGTCCACCCAGTAATAGTTGGCCACCCCAGCATCTGACCGGCCCACTTCGTAGGAGAACACGTCATCCGACAGGTTCACGTCGATCACATCGGGGACTTCGTCCTCGATCATTTCCTGAATGAACTGCTTACTGTCCGCCGTCTTGAACGGGTTCGGCCTGAAAACAACATAAGGCGCGTCTTCGCGATCCTCGATAAACAGCTCATTCCATGCCTCTATGTCGCAGAACTGGGCGAGCAGGTTATAAACAGCGCCCCCACCCCATGACCCAATTCCGTATGGAGAGACCTTGCCGTGCAAAACTTGGATGTCCTTTTTGATTTCCAGCAGGGGCGATGTATCCGCGTGCCCCCCGATATCTCCCATATTCACGATGTAAGGATTGACGATCTTGTCAAACACTTGACTAACGAAGTCAGCCACGCTCTGGATGTTGAACGTCAGACCGAAGCGCGCATAGAACGGGAAGCTGGTGATCAGGTTGTCAGTGGCGGGCACGTTGGGCATGAAGAAGATCTGCAGGATCTGCCAGATTTTTCCGTAGTCGTGGCCGGTGATGATGACGTGGCGCTGGGGACCGCGGTCGGTCATCGTTTGCACGCGCCGCACGTTACCCACGAATCCGCGCATCATGATTGGAATGGTGGGGTTCTTGTACGCCTCGCCCGTCATCCTGATTTCGATCACGTCCATCGGCTCGATCAGCCCATACAGCGAATCCTGTGCGTCGATCTTGATCTGGTCCGTCAGTGTTATAGAGAAAACGCCGGCGGCGGCTCGCACAGACTTCGAGACACGAACGCCACCGTTTTCGCCCAGAAAGGGCGCCAGATCGATCGTTCGATTCTGCGTATTGGCGAATCGATCCGATACGGCTATTCCTCCGACCACCGCCGTGCGACCCACGTTTTTCAGCAGCTTTACGGAGATAGCCGGATGGCGGTCTCTAATGTGTGGCAATTGTCAGACTCCTACTACCCGAGGGGGTTGGCGGACCGATGTTTGTCCGGCTGGCTGAGGTAGTGGTCTTGCCGTCCGACGTTTTCACGTTGACGTTGTTGTGTAGCACGATTTCAAATGGTTGGCGCGCATGCTGAATGGCGCTGCGCCGGTCGCGCTCCTGCAGGGCAATCGCGTCCCTCTCTTCGGCATCGAGCTTGTCGACCAGATGCCAAGCCTCTCTTTTCGAAATATCGTGTCGATTGAGGATGCGGCCACGCCGATCTGCGGCAATCTGATGGATGTTCGCTTCCGCCTCATCGGCCCGCAGGTTGATGATCTTTTCCGAGTTGGCCTGTGGACTGCGGCCCGAGGCCGCCACAATGGTGTCGCTCATCGCGATCAGGGGCGTCAGGAGCTTGTCGCCCGTGTTGATCTTGATGTCTTCAAGGATGGCATTTTGGTTTCGGATCGCCTCGCCCTGGTCGACAGCCTGGTCTTTCAGGGCCGCGACCTGTACCAGCGCATCCCTGAACTGCGCAGGAGAGGCTTTCTCCGCCGCGCTCACCGACTGGATTTCCTGTCCTGAAAGCACCCCAGTGCGCTTCATATCCTCGAAGATCGCACCCAGTTGATGGGTATTGGTGCCAGCGGCGCCGATCGCCCCCAAACGTGATATCCCCGAGGCGCTAACTTTGTTGATGTCGATGTTATTGGACTGCAGCAAACCCAGCAGGCCATTGCCTTGATTGCCGCTCAAGTTGAGAAGGGCCGCTGCCTGCGATAACGACTGCACGCCAAATAGCCGCTGCGCTCCTTCAAGCTGAAGCCACTTATTCCCACCCAGCCGGGAGAGCTGCTGCTTGATCGCGTCGAAATTCGACACATTGGCCCCGCGCCCGCCCGCGAGGCCCGAGGTTCCGGCCCCGCCGAGGAATTGGCCGATGGCCGAGTTGCCGCCGAAGACGCTGGCTCGAGTCCCGAATAGGCCGCCCTCGGCCAGCGCTTGAGCTTGAACCGGGTTCAGGCTACCGAATCGATTGAATGCAGAGAGCATGAAGGCCCGGCCCGCCTCCCCAGCGCCCGCCCCCATGCTGGTCACGCCGGCGTTGGCCTGCATGAGCAGGTTCTGCGCGACGTCCGGCGTCATGCCCGCCAATCGGGTACTCAGCAGCCCGCTATAGGCATTGCCGAAGGCAGACACATTCCCGGGGGATAGGCTCATGCGCGTAGTGGCCGAAGTGAAGCCGATCAGGGCCTGCATCACTTCATCGGCCCGGGCATTCATACCGCTGCGCGCGATGGTGTCGGCCAAGATCAGCGCGAGCTCGCGATTATTCTGTCGCGAGTCGATGTTGCGCATACCGCCAAGGAAATTACCGGTGGCCCCCGCATCAAGACCATACGAGCGCGACACGCCGATACCGAAGGCTGTGGCCGCTCCGAGTGTCTCTGGTGATTCCACCGTGCGCGAGAGCTTCTGCAGGTTCGTCTCGAGCTTCACAAACTCGGTGCTATTCACCCCCAGCCCATCGGCCAGCCGGTCCGCGTAAGTCTTCAGCCGATCGAAGCTGATGCCGATATCACCCATCTGGCGCTTGAGAACGTCCACGCTCTGCGCCCGGTCTTTCGACAGGTCGACGCCTTCGCTGATGGCCGAGCCGATCTTGTACGCGCCGAAGGCGGCTGCGCCGATCAGGCCGCCGCGGACAAAGCCCCCAAGGCCGAACCCGCCGCCGCCCTCCATGGCCCCGCGCGCCGCATAGCTGCCAATCGTCTGGAACCCACCGCCGACGCCGGTGGTGAACTGGCGCCCGACCGTATCAACGAGACTGAACCCGCTGAGCGAGCCGCTTCGGCTACCTCGTCCACCACCTTGGCCCCCTATCGATGGAGGCCGGAAGGACTGGCGAGCCGTCTCAATGTCCTGGCCGTAGATGCGTTTGAACGACTCCTGTACCCGTTTAACCGAGTCATCGATCGCCTTCGCATCGACCGGCGTCCATTTGACACGGTTCGCCTTCTCGATCGTTTTCGCCAGCCCTTCGACTTGGCGCTGTAGCGGACGGATGTCCCCATCTACTGGGATTTTGATTGCCATGTGTTAAATCTCTTCCCAGTCTTCTCCGCGCTCCAGTCGGGCCTTGATGTCTTCTAAGTCGAAGTCGTCATCGTTGCTTTCTTCAGCGGCGGCCTCACTGGGATTCTCATGAAACCTATGAGCCCAATAGTCCGTCGCTATGTCCTCGATCGTCGCCGTCAGAAATCGAGGATCTGTTGGTGGAAGGTTGTACCTTTTTCGGAAATGCCACTCGTAACTATGGATTAGTTCCCGGGCCCGAGCCTGTGCCTGTCGTCGCAATTCCCTTGCGAAAAGATAACTCCTTGTCACGAAGTGACAGGAATATCTTTTCTAACTTGACTGGAACTGTGTCATCGAACGGATCAAGATTCTCCAAAGAAAACCCGTCCGGGAACTCCACAGTCAGAACTGAAAGCGTGGCATGAATCCACGCTTCCATGTCTCCAGCAGTGCCGTCCGCATTATAGTTGTTATCGGACAGCTTCGAATACACGCTGCGAATACGGTATTTGTCCTGCTGAGTCCGACGCCCGAAGGTGAACGTCCCAATGTCAGGGACGTCCACAGTGAAATCAGACGAGCCGTTAGCGTCTCTCATTGCGAGGAAACTCCAACGCCAATGCCATTCACATCCAAGGCATTGAACGTACCGGACTGCATGACGATTGTGTGCTTGCTGACTTCTAGGTCACCGCTCGCATACGAGCATCCCCGATACTTGCGGATCAGGTCACCTGAGTCTTTGTCGAGCACTTCGAAATCGAACACGAGCCCCAGCAGCGCGGCATCACCGTTTTCCGGCACGATGCCCTGTTCGAGCAAAGCACCGCGCTTGAGCACCATCGCGCTGACCGCCACGCTATGGCGCGCCACGGTAGGTACCCACTCCTGCACATGAATGTCACCGATCCCAGAGGCTGGGTCCGGCGCGTAGTCGTCACTCATGCGAGCGTTCTGCATGAGGCCGACCTTCTTTCCATCGAGCAAGACCACGATCCGGTTACCTGATCGGGTCTTTTGGTTTTTCTGAGCCATGTCTACCGACTCCTAATCAAGCCGAAATCGAGCCGCTGAATGGCACTGCGGCCACGGTGATGAGAACGTAGTTGTTCGGAATGACAGGCGATGCCTGAACACTCACATACAGTACGTCTCCTGAAATTGAAGCCTTGATGTTCTTAAACGGTGGGCTGTTGGCGTCACCGACCAATACACCAGGGCCTTCCGGCTCCGCCTTCGCCAGATCCGTGCAGATCGATTGCGTGATGCTCATCGCTCGAGTGAGCAGTGTCGGATCCTGCTTACTTCCGCGGAGCGTATCGAGCGCTTCGCGCAGGCTGCGAGCAGTGAAGTCGACCGCGACACCCGTCGACACTTCAACCTTGTCGAACTTGGAATTTACCAACCAGGTTGAAATGGACTTCACGACTTTGAAGCCGTTGGAAGTGTTCTCGATGGCGAACACTCCTCCCAAGATCAGCGCGTCGGTATCTGCGGGATTCTTCAAATTCCGCTCGATACCCCGGAAGTTGAGCGCTTTATTGGTCAGTGGGGTTCCCGGACCGACGCCAGAAAAGGCAGCTCCGACTACCGCCGCTGCCATATACGGGGCATACAACGTTAGCACGCCAGCGCTGTTGTAGTCGTAGTACCCCAAGTGAATCAGCGATGTGCGATCGCTATTGAGCGCGCCGGCGGCGGCGATCGCCTGCGCATCCGAGGTGCCGAGGGCGGTACCGCAGATGGCGCGACGCTCTTTCTTGCCCACAAGTGACATGTATTGCACATGGGCATCGGCCATCGCGGCGATCGACGGATCCGAGGAGAGCGGCACGATCCATTGCGGATCGATGCCCGGCGCACCGGGAGAAGGCGTCACGGCGGACTGTAGCGTAGTGAACGCATTGCTCCATTGTGTATTGGTGATCGACCCATTGGTGGCGCCCGCCAGATACGTGAACGGGATGTTGGCCGGAAGAGTGCCGACGTTCGCCACGCGGCTGGCATTCACGAATCCCTCGGAAATGCCGTTGAACCAGTCGATGATCGCCTGCAGGTTCGCGGTCAATACAACCGCTGCCGTCTTCACATCCTGATTGGTGAAGAAATCCAAGGACTGAAGCGTGGCTATGTTGGCGTTGCCGTCCAATACCGTCGCGGTGAACCCTGCCACCGTGTTGATACGGTCGACGAGCTGCTGCACCGTGCCGTACGTGTTCAGGTCGATAGTGGCCACCACAGTGGCATTGGGGGCTTCGAGCGTGACCGTGGTGCCATTGACCTGCATTCGGGCCGTCGCTTGGCCGCCCGTATACTGGATCTGCAAATCGCGCCGCGCGATATTGTCCTGAACATAGTAAGCATTGCCGAGCTGCGTCGTGATCTTCTTGCCAGAAACAGAACCGCTCTCGATCTTGACTTTGATCTGGTTGGTATTCAGACCGTAGTTTGTCGAAGTCAGATTGATGACTGTCGTCGGCGTGGCATCCTGTAGCGCCAGCGTCGACTGCGTCGCCGGATCCACTCGCACCGCGATCACCCGACTGGGCGCGTTCGTATCCCCACTCGGAGAGAACGCCTTTTTCACAGCCGTCAGAAGCTCGCCGTCGATGAGGATCGCGTCCGCATCGTCCGGGTTGGTGAAGATGAGGCCCGTGTTCGGCTGTCCACCCTGAGCCGAGCCGATGATCGCCAGCGTATTGCCTACCGTGAGGCCCTGGTCAGTCAGCGCAGTGTCATCGACCGCTGAGGCTGTGGTCGGCGTAATGAGCTGTTGACCGTTGAAAAAAACAGGCATGGTTCAGTCCCTCACTTTACCGGACGAATCGCGAACGCTTCGAGGCGCTCTTGATAAGCCTCGGCTGTGTCATGGTGTCGGCCCGCACGCTTCTCATCCGAGAAAAATCCCGCGATGAGTTCCACCCGCTTGTCATGTGCCGACACGCTGGCGCAAAACTCTTGAAGGGGAACCGTTGGCGTCGCGTCGGCAGCGTCAACGGCGCGCGGCGCGGCGGATTCGGATGTGATTTCGCCGGACATGGAAATACCTCAGTTGGGAATGACTGTGCTCTGTACATCGGCGATCGGGCCCGTAGGCACGTTGACCGACAACGGGGTCATACAAGAGAACGTGCCTACGGTCTCATAGACCGGGGCGCTGTAACTGGCGAAGTCTTCGATGTCCTGCTGACTGAACTCTATTTGATACAGCAGGGCATTATCAAACACGGCAAGATTGGCGAGGATGATGCGGCGGCTGGCCTTTCGTAAGGCAACGCGCTCATCTGCGTTCAAGGACCAGCCAACAATCTGCAGTTGAGTTTTGGCCGCCCATCCCTCGTGACTGTCATAAAGGGAGGTTGACGAATCCAATTCGTCGTTCGCAATCTCTTCGCCTATCGCGCGATTCGTCGGTGTCTCCGATTGCAGATGCACGGAAATGACCGGGAAAGATGTGTTCTCGAAAACAGGCGGAGCAGATAGAACCGAAATGCTTCCTGCAACCGGCTTCAGCGCGGTGCGCGCGACTTCGGCGGCAATACCGACTTTGAGCCGGTCCAGCACAATACTTTGTGCATCGACACTGTCATCTTGATAGGTCGTCGCCGGCGTCACGCTGACAGGATCACCATCCGTGCTCCACGCCGCGCCATCCCAGTTGAATACCTGATAGTGGTAGACGGTCCCATTGATCAGATTCGAGGCATCTATGAACTGGGAAGGGTCGGTAACTTCACCATCCTGAACCAAGACCGATGCCGGATCATTAAAGGCCGGGAAGACGCCTGTCGTATTGCGCAGAACCCGCCAGTGCGTAGCCGTGTCGGGAGCTTGCAAAAAAATCTGGACCGCATTTCCTACGGCCAGAGGCGTTGCCTGAATGATCATGGGGCCATGCTGCTGTCACGACTCGGAGGCGAGACGGCATACTGGCCCGATGGCGGAATTCAAAATCTCGGTGGACTTGTCCGGCGTCATGGCCGCAGCGGACAGCATCATAAATGAGCAAGTGTTTCCGCTCCTCAGCCAAGCCGTGCGTGGCGTAGCCCAGAAGGTTCAGGCGAACTGGCAAGAAGCGGTGCAGCGGGCCGATCTATGGAGCGGCGAGAAAGATAAATACGCGGCTAGCATTTCATGGCAAACAACCGGCCCTTTCTCCGCGCTCGTCCAGTCGAACTACGAGCACGATGAGGAAATCGAGAACGGGCGGCCTCAATACGATCTGAAGCAAATGCTTCAGACGAGCCAGAAAGTACGGCAATCCAAGAAGGGAAAAAAGTATCTCATCATCCCGTTCCGGCACAATGTACCTGGTGCCGAGGGGGGGCAGGCAATGCCCTCGAACATCTACGAGCAAGCCTATGCGCTGACCCCATCACAGGTCACCGGCCAAGGTAGCCGTCCGGCCATGATGCGCCCGGCAATGACCGGCGTACGGCAGATGCTCTCGGTTGCTACGCGCAGCTATAAATGGGGCGGGCGATTGCCTGCAGGGTTGGCTCCCAAGCTCAAAGCCTCCCATTCAACAGACATTTACGCATCGATGGTGCGGTTTACCACCACGACGCCGGGAGGCTCGCGGTACTCCTCTTACATGACATTCCGCACGATGATGGAAGGTAGCAACAAGTGGATACTGCCGGCCAAGGCCGGATTGAGGCTCGCCGAGACGGTCACTCGCGACATGATGCCGCTGGCGGAAAAGGTTTTCGTCGAAGCGCTGAAGCGATCGATATCGCTCTAGCGACCAAACAAGTCGAATCGTCTCAGCGGTAGCTTCTTCGGTAGCGTCGCTCCGAAGTGCTCGTTACGGTCGCTGGGGAGATTGAACCAGATGAAATAGTCGGTGTAGCGCTGCCCTGCGATGCTGTATTGCGTGCCCTGCGGAGGCTCTCCGGCTGTCCAGCTCAGATTCCCTTGGGCATCGACTATCGGCAGTCCGCCTTCGATAATGGTGGCGTTGTTCGCCGGATCCAACCAAAACACGCGGCTGAAGTTCACGACCGGCAGCAGAATTCGATCGTTCTGGCCGCGGATCAGTGTGAGCTTGAACACGTCCATGGAATTCAACAGCTCGATGCGGTCGAAACGGCCTGCACCGGAATACATCGGCTCTGAGGAAGACGGGATAGTCAGAATGGCATCACCGGCCTCCCATTGACCGAATGCAGCCCACTCTCGAGTCACCTTCTGCTGAGTAACGCCTGCCTTCGAATCGATCGGGGCATCCCAAATCCACCCCTTTCCCGCGCACAAAGCATGCCCCGGAAGCGCGGCCCCGGACGTGGGGTTGAAGCAAGGGCACGGATTGCCTTTGCGCCAGTTGACGCGCTGGCCAATGTTGCCGCCCAAGAACGAGTCAAACGCAGCCGGGTTGAGGCGCATATCAGTTTCCGAGTGCGGAAGCGCGGATCCCGTGAATAGCCGACATCAGTCCACCATTGGTGCCCGGTGGTCCGTAGAGAATGTTTTGCACCGTGCCATGATACTTCTGCAGGTCGATCGACATTGATTGAGACAGCCCGTCCGCGCTGATAGAGCCGGACTGTGGCAGAAATCCATCCTCAATGATCTTGAGGATAGCCTTCTTCTTGATGGCATCGATGAGTTCAGGGAAGGTGATCGCCGCATTCTCGAGCCCCGCCACGTACGTCACTTCGATCGCAAACGGAATCGACCGGCCGCCACCCAGCGCCTGCAGGATGAACGCATTCAGAGGCGCCACGAAGGGCGAACTCGCTGGAACGAACCGAATGTGAGCGTACTTCCGATCCAGCCGCAGCCAATCCGCCGGGATGTCATAGAAGCCTTGCGTCGGCGCTGGATACACAAATCGGATGAGGGTAGGAGTGCCGACAATGGGCTTTTTGCGTAGAACCATGAAGCCCCATTTCTCTCCCTGGAAAAAATCGGGGTCGTAGTCGTATGCCGGATCGATGGCCCATGGCATCCCCGGCGGCAACGCGACGAGCTGCGCATCCGTGGGCGGGTTCGGGAAAAACTGTGTCGGGACCAGAGGCACGCGCAAGTCTCGAGCGATTTCAGACTCAGCCGCTTTGACCTTGTCCCAAATGAAATCGTCC